CCCTGCAAGCCGAGCATGTTCTGATAGTCGGCAAGCGGATCATCGCCACTAGCCATATAACGCTCCTGTGGAATTCAACGTGGTGCCCGGCGTTGGCGCTGCTGTCGCCATCGGCATCGCCTGGCCGCCCTGATAGCTCATGGTCGAGCCCAAGCTCGGCGCGCCTCGAGCGCCCTGCAGCCCGCCCATCTGCCGCGTCGCCATCATCAGTTGCGGGGCGAGCGCGGCGATCTGCGCCTGGCGCGCGTTGCCCATCGAGGCCGCGGCCTGTTGACCCTCGAGGTTCATCGGCGGCGGCGCGGAATCGCCGCCCCCTCCAGCGAAAGTCGACTGTAGATTATCCATCGTGGATTTGGTTCCAGGCCCGCCGGTCGGCGCGCTGAGCGCCGCGAGCGCCATGCCGACGTTCGCGGGCTGAGCAGATGGCGCTGCAGCAGGAGCTCCAGCCGCGACCGCCGGCCCGCCCATCTTCGCCGTGGCGTTAGCGACATATTTGGCGACGCTCTCGTTGACGTCGCTAACATTGCGGATCCATGGCGTCGGCGAGCCCGGCGGGGCGACATTGCCCGGACCGGAGAAATAGGCGACCGCGACCCGCGCCGGATCATTCGGCCAACGCGCATTATAGTCGGCGATGATCCGATTATGGACCGCGAGATTGTCAGCCGGATTGTCAATGCTTTCGCCTGGCCGCGCATATTGCCGGAAAGTCGCCGGCATAATCTGGCCAGGCCCACGCGCCCCCTGTGGGCTGACCACATTACGGCCGCCGCTCTCGTTGGAGATGATTCCTTTAGAGATCTGCGCCGGCGTGATGGTGACGCCAGGCGGGATCGTCGGCCCCATGGGGGTCGGCATCCGCGACGGCGCATAGGTAGTTGCATCCGCGGGCGCGGTTAGCGGCGACGGCGCGTAGGGGTTGTCAACCACCGAGGGCCCCTATGATTGGAGCTCCCGGCGCACGCAGTTTCGCGTTTGAAGCCAAGATCCCGCGCGAGGGCGGGGTGGCGTTAGGCGACAGGGCTCCTCCGGGCTGGGGGCTCTGTTTGAGTATCCCGATCGCCTTCGCCACCCCTGGCGATGAGGACAGCGCGTTCAGCATGTCCATATGCACCGCCATGTGCCCGGCGGTGGTCATCTTTCGCACCGCGTGGGGAGCGATCTTCTTCACGTCCTCGGCCATCGGACCGACCACCTTCGGGTAATGCTTGGGGTCGCCCTTGTACCGATAGGCGTACATATCGATGCCGGTCGGGTGCTTGCCGATCTTAACGATGTCGGTCTTCAACCGGCGATCGGAGCCGCCGAACATGTTCATCAGGCCACTCATCGCGCTGGTGCCGCCGGCGGGCGCCGAGAACAACCCGCCGAGCGTCTGCAGGCCGCCGAGCGCCGCGGCCATCGGATTCGACTGCGTCTGGGTGGTGGTCGAGGCCGAAGTGCCCGACGTCCCGGTGTCGTAGGGCGTCATCCCGAGCGCGCTCTCCATCATTCCGAGCTGCTGCTGCGGGTATTGGAAAGCCTGCTGGAACTTCGCCATCTGGGCGTTGATGTCGTTCTGGCCCTGTTGCTGCTCGAAGCCGCCGGCGGACGTCAGCATCCCATAATTGGCGATGTTGTTTTGCATCTGCTGAGTGCCGAGCGTGCCTAACCCCGAGGCCGCTTGGTTGGTCAATTGCTCCTGAGAAAGGCCAGCCGCCTGATTGGCGAGGTTCGCCTGTTGCGCCGCGGTCGAGGCCTGGCCGAAATTGGCCTGGTTCAGCTGCGCCGCCATCTGACCTTCGTTCAAGGCCCCCTGAGCCTGCGCGACGCCTTGCTGGATGCCCTGCCTGGACCCGCCATAGGCGTTGGCCGAGGCCGCCTGATCCTGCACCTGGTTCTGCTGCAGCGCGTTGGCCTGCTGCATCAAAGGAAGGGTCTGGTTGATCACTGAGCTCGTGTACGGATTCATATAGCCGGAGAGCTGTCCTGAGCTCGGCGCGTTGATCTGGGCCGGCGTCTGCCCCATGGTGTTGAGATAGCCCGACTGCGCCGCGTTTTGCGCGTCCTGGCCGACATTGCCGGAATTGGCCGCCAGGTTCCACGCCTGTTGGGTCTGCGGGCTGGTGTCGGCGACCATCTGCCCCTGATATTGCTGCAAGGGCTGCGAGGCGACCTGTTGCGCCAGGCCGTAATTCTGCTGCCCAGCGTTCTGGACCCATTGCGGGATCTCGTTAGTGCTCTGGGAGCTGCCCTGTTGAACGGTGGTGCTTGAGCCGCTCATAATTCCCTCTGATACAAGTAAGAGGTCGTCCGCACCTTCCAGCCGTGGCTTCTCGCTTCCCCCATCCAACCGCGACGACCGTAAGCTTGAACGATCGCGATGTCATGATCGCGGGCGTATTGTAGAATTCGATTGTGCAATCGCCGACAGGCCTCAAGATCCCCGAGCGCCACCAGGACGTCCATCATCCGAGCTCGAGGGTAATCGACGATCTGCGTGATCACCCACGAATCCCCATCGGCGAAACTCTGCATCTTGCCGGCGGCGAGCGCGTCGAGAATGTCGGAGACGGTGTAAACCCCGCCCATCCGATCGAGCGCCCGTGCGAGCTTCGCATGATAGGGATGCATCACGGCTGGCCGCCTCCGAGCGGCACCGGGGTGGCGACGAACGTCCCGTTGGTTTGCACTTGCAGCAACCACACCGCAGGCGCGGTTCCCGGCGGCGCATCGATCGCCTGCAGCATGATGCCGCTATGCGCGACGTTGGTCTTCATCTTGTCGGCGAATCCGTTGCGGCACCACAGCGAGAATTGCTGCAGGTAATTGCTGAGCACGCTGCTGATCGTCGGATCGTTGGGCAGCGGCGGCGGCGGATGACTCGGCTGAGGCGTAGGCGAACCAGGCGACGTGACCATCAACGATCTCCTCGAGCAACGCTGTCGACCAGGTGCTGGCCGACCGTCACGGGATTGACTTGCGGGCCGGCGATCTGGATCCGGAGCCGGATGTCGCGGCCGGTTGTGCGCAGATCGAGAAAGCCATTCGAATTGACCGCTTTCGGAATCGTCTGCTTCTCCGCGACCGCGATCGACGCGCCTGTGGAACTCGGCATGACAGACCGGCTATTCTTGTAAAACAGTGAGTAGAGCAGGTTGGTGACGTCGCCCTCGATGTCGGGGATCATCTGCTTGACCGTGGTCAGTCTCGCGCCGGAATTGAGGTTGAGGTCGAAAGTGTCGGCCCACGGCAAAGGCACGTCGGCGGGATAGGTGGTGCCGCTTTCATGCTGATAAGGAATCAGACCATCGGCCATGATCGTCGGCACGGTGAAGGACGAAGCGATGCCGGCCGAGCGCGACATCTGGCCTTGCGACCACCACCCTTCCTTGTAGTTTAGGATCGCGACGCGGGTGTTGTAGCCCGAGGGGTTATTGACTGGGCCCTGCGGGAAGAACCACCAGAACTCATTGAACGCTTCGACGTGAACCGCGCAGGCCTGCCAGCGCACGTTAAGGATGTCGATATCGTCGTCGATCCAGGGGCGAATCTTGCACGGCATGGGCACGACCCAAGCGCCGTTGTACGAAAACATGCCCTGATCGCTGAACCACAGCGTCATCATCGTCGTCGCGACGACGCTGCACGAACTCCAAGGCGTCGCATTCTTGTAGATCTCGGTGTAATTGTAGATGTACGGCAGGCCAAGAAAAGCCGAGACATAAGTCCGGGTCGCCGTCCAAAACAGGATCCCGAGCGGACCCGCTTTGGCGCAGATGATCGGCGACGCCGGCTCAATGTCGAGGAAGCCTGCCTGGCTGGTGATGTTGGCATAATCCCAGGCGTAGAAGTTCTCCTGATCGCACCAGGCGAAGCGCCGAAACGAACCGCCATTGGTCGAATCTTGAGCTCCGAAAACCATCACGAACCTTTCGTTCGTGACCACGAAACAATGCCCAGTCGGGACGATGCCGCGCTCGGCGACGACCGCTTGCGCTGGATTGCCAAAGATTAGGATGTCGCCCGCGGCGCCAGCGTTGAGCGCATTGGCGGTCAAAGTCAGCGTGCCGGTGCCGACCGGATAGGTCAGCACCGTGCCGACCGGCAACTTGCTGGTCGCGTTAAAGACGCTCATTCCCGGCGCGACGCTGCCATCGTTAGCGTCGGTCATCATGATGGCGTCCATAGCCGTAGACCAAGGCTGGTAGGACGGGTCTTGGAACACCACGCCAGGGCCGCCGCCGGTCGGATCCCATTGCAGCAAGCGCCCATCGGGCGAGGTCATCACCAGGAGAATCTGACCGAAATTGTCCATGCTCCAGGCGTCGGGCACGACCTCCATTGGCTGAATGCTGGAAATCGTCGGCTCGCCATAAAGCCCGGCCGAATAGAGCCCATCGCCATAACCGCCTACGCTCGGCGGCTGCGGCGCGATCATGCCCTCGAAGGGCGTGATGTCGAACAGCGCCCCGCCGACATCGACATAGAGGTTCTCTTCGCACAAATACGCGATGTAATGAACTTCCTCGAGGTCATACCAGGAATGGATCAGCTTGCAGCGGCTGGCGAACGAATAGGTGAGCTGAGCTTGTGGGCCAACCGGGGTGAGGCGGCCCTCGACCCAGCGCATCAAGTTCACTTCCGACCAATTGGACGAGCGTTGTTGCTTGGTCGGAAAAGCGACCACGCCAGGTGGAATTTCCAATGGGCGAAACTGGGTCGACATTATCGCGCCTTGAGCTCCTCAATCTCCTGTTTCAAATCTTTGACCGCGTTGACCAGAGCGAAGATCAAGGGGTTGATGTCGAGCGTTCGTAAATCCTTCACCGACTTGCCGTCGATGAAGCCATCGATCTTGTTCACCATGTCGGGGATGACCATTTCGGTTTCCTGCGCCACCAGCCCGATGAATTGCTGACCACTCACCCGCGCGTGCAATGAAACTCCGTCCTTGGTCAGACTATCGTTGCCCTTGTAGTGGTAGCGAACCGGCCGCAGGGCGAGCACCTCGGCCAGGCCCGGCTCATACTCGCGATCGACTGTCTTGATGCGCGCGTCGGAGAAGGCCTCCCACTGAATAGTGCCGGTCTTGTAAGTGTGCGACGCGCTGGTCAGGAAATTGTCGCCCTGATCCATGGCGAACCAACCACTGCCGATGGAATTGCTGACGATGGCGTAGCCGGTCGAAGCTTGCCAACCGTAGAAACAGCGCAGCGTCCCGCCACTATCGTAAATGCTGTACTGAGCGTCGCTGCCGGTGCTGGTCAGGCCAAACGCGCCATGCGCGCCGATCGACGCGCCCGAAGTGATGCCAGCAGCGGCGTTGATTCCTCCGTTGACCTGTGCGCTGGCGCAGTTGAGCGGCCCGGTCGTATAAAAGCCATTTGCCCCACCAGTGACGCCGCCGTTCCCGTCGATAGAGCCGGCCGCATACATATTGCCGTTGGAGTTGACCGCGCCGCCGGTGATTGTCGCGCCGGTGCTGATGTTGCCGGCCACATTGAGCGTCTGGCTGAAAGTCGCGGTGCTCGACGCCCGGTTGATCGAGAGCGGCGCGTCGAGGTAAGCCCCAGCGTCGTTGAAGCTCTGTAGAATGAAGTTCGAACCAGCATTGCTGCCGCTCTCGGCCGAGCCGTCACCCAGAAACATAATCCAGCGCATCGAGCCGGCCGCTTGGCCTGAAATCGAATTGGCCGCCGGCGCAGTAGGAGTGTTGAGGACAATCTTCTGCGAAGAAGTGACGACCTGATTGGCGTCGTGAACCTGAGCGTCAATGGCGTCGAGGTTGGCGTTCCACTTCGTGCCCCAAGTGGTCGCCGAAGCGCCGACTTCAGGCTTAACCCATTGGTAGTTTGCAGTTAAGGTATCGGCCACGCGCCTATCTCCCCAGGCTTGTTTCGAGGTCCGTCAACCGCGCCTCGATGTCCTGCACCTGAGCATGAACTTCGTTGATGTCGGGCGCCGGCGGCTCTTCGATCGGCGGCGTCGGATTGGCAGGCGGCTCCTTCGGCGCGTTGCCCTCGTCGAGCCACGCCAGATAGTCCTGATAGTCGACGTTGTCGGGATCGAACGGGATGAACGCGCCATCCTCGTCGCGCTGGATCATGCTGTCGTGAGGTTGGTTGTTCATGTGATCCCAGACTTGCGTGTAGGTCATGGTCAAAGCTCCGCGCTCGCAGTGTAATTGTTATCGAACGCCATGGTGCCAGCCGCCGCAGACTGAGCGTAAGTGCGAAATCCTGCGGTGGTTATGGCGTCTATTGTCGCAGCCCCGACGTTTGACGGCGCTTGTATTTGCGACTGGAATGCAACCGTAGGAGTGGCGCGCATCTGAACAGGGAAGCATCCACCTGCGCCAAGATAATTGCTTGCTCCAGCGGCGGTCGCAACTGCGTGCACAGGAATATTGGCGCAATAGTACCTCTGGCAATCGGCCATGGTCTTAGCCAGCGACTGCCGGTTGAACGGCGTTGCTACGGAGCCGATTTCGAGCTTCACGCCGGTCACTTGGAAAGTTGCGCCATTCGTAGCAACGACGCTGACTGCGCCATTTGCGCCAGAAAAATTACCATTCGCCCACGCGCCCGCTGGAGCGCGATAAGTCGCGCCGCCGCCCAGTTCAAAAAAGACCATGGCCGCCCCGCCATTTCCCCTCATTACCCATGTTCCAGTAGTATCCCCCGGAATAGTGACAGCAATCTTCGTCCAGGTGTTTGCAGTGGAAACCGAATAAGTAAAAGGATAAGATCGGGTATTGGCGTAATTGCCTATTGCACCACTAAATGTTCCAGTCAGGCTTGAAGCAACCAAAAATGATAAGGTAACCGGCTGCGCGTTAGCCGTTCCCCAAGCGAAGTCGCTGATCATGTCAGCTTCGATAGCCTGTAGAAAAGAAAACGTGTCTCCTGCGAGCGGCGTATAAGCTGAAGATGATGTGAAAAAAAGGTAATAGGAAATGGGAGGAACGTTCGACGTTGCACACGTCCATGTTCCTTTGGCGGCCTGTGTCCCATTATAAAACCAACGATCAAGAGTATAACCAAACGCCGTCCCAGAAGAAACGCCACGCTGATTGACGCGCATGTCGCCGTTGATGAGCCTGTTGTCGTTCATCGCCGGGACGAAACCCGCCAACGGCACGTAAGCAATGGAGAGGCCGCTCGCGGCCCACTTCACCCCGTCGAACGTCCACGTAACGCCCGCAGCGGTGAACTGCTGGCCGACCGTAGGATTGGCGGGGAAGTCGATCATAGCTCCGCGCTCGCGGTCCAGTTAGCGCTACCAGTGTCCGCGCCTGATCCTGTAGCCGTTACTGAGAACGATAAATTATAACCAGAGAGGTTCACAGGAGTGCAGGTTGTCCCAGTTGTATTTGATGGTGAACTCACAGCGGTCGTCATTGTTGGCGTAGCTCGCATCGCAACAGGAAACGTATAACCAAGTAAATTGCCCCATGCTGTCTGCCATGCACTACAGCCAAGGCTCATACGTGCAGTTCCAATCTGATAATACCTCTGGCAATCCGCCAAGCTCTTGGCCAACGACTGCCGGTTGAACGGCGTTGCTACCGAGCCAATCTCCAACTTGACGCCTGTAATTTGAAGCACCGCGCCATTAGTCGCCACGATGTTAACAGCACCAGTCACGCCGACATAGTTGCCCGTCGCCCAAGTCCCAGCTGGAGCACGCCAAGTCGCGCCAGACCCAAGATCAAATCGAAGAAACGCTCCAACTCCATTGCCGCTCATCAGCCACCCAGTACCGACTGTATCGCCTGGGATAAGGACAACAATCTTCGTCCAAACACCGCTTGTAGGGATAGAAAATGTAAAAGGATATGACCTTGTCGAAGTACCACCGCTGCCATAATTCGCAATTGCTCCACTATATGTGCCAGCATAAGCTGACGCTGCCCAAAACGATAATGTAACCGGCTGAGCGTTAGCCGTTCCCCAAGCGAAATCGCTAATCATGTCAGCTTCAATATTTTGATTAAAGAGGAAAGTATCCCCAGCTAATACTGCATAAGCAGACGTTGATGTGAACGAAAGAAAATATGGAAACCCAATCGGCCCTGGACTTTGCCTACCCCACGTACCTTTAAACGTTTGAGTTCCTGTATACATCCATCGGTCGACGGTATAAACGCTCGTTCCAGTCCCACTCGCGCCGTTGTTTCTTTGATCTATCCGCATGTCGCCGTTGATGAGCCTATTATCGCCCATCGGCACGAGCACGGTCGAAATGGTGCCGTCCGCCGCCGCCTTGATCGACGTCCCATCGACCTTGACCGAGCCCAAGACCGTCGTCGAAGCAGGCGGCGGAAGGCTCGCGGAATTGCTCGCCGGAACCCATTGCGAGGTGTTGGGATCCGCGTACCAGACGTACAATTGCCCGCCGACGCTGTCCCACCACAGAGCCCCTACGGAGGGCGCTGAAGGGGGTGTGTCGCTGACCGTGATGGAAGCCCCGCCAGTAGCCGCGCTGGCCCAGGAGAGGATCCCTGCGCCATTGGTCGACAGAAATTGACCAGGCGTCCCGCCATAGATCGCGAGATTATTCGGGCTAGCGAGAGCAAGAAGCCCGTTGACCGCCAGGCCGCCCTGAATCGTGACGCCGGAGCCGTTAAAGATCGTCGAGCCGTCCGCCCGCGCAATGGAAAGCCAAGCGCCAAGAGATGCGCCGGTCGTACTGTAAGCGGTCAGGCTGAAATTCGACCCAGTGTTGTTTAGCCCTTCCGTCCCATCGCTCAAATTCAGCTGCCAACGAACAACATTGGCGGCTGTGCTCAAAATAGCGCGCTGATTGTTGCCCGTCGCCGGCGAGTTGAGCACCAGCGAATTCGAGCCCTGAACGGTCAGAACCTGGTTGACCGTCAGGCTTCCGGTGACGGTGCCGCCCGCAATCGGCAAGTAAGGCCCGCCGGTGACCGGAGTCGTCCAAGTCAGATTGCCGCTGCCATCCGCTGTCGGCACCTGACCCGCGGGACCATCGCCAATCTGCAGCTGCGCCAGCGTAGGCAGATAAGCCGCCGCCGAGCCATAAAATGTCAGCGCGCCTGAAGTCACCGCACCGCCCGCGCCCAGCGTGACCGCGCCGGTGTAACCGCCGCCGCCGGCCGGAACCACGAGGTTCCAGGCTCCTAACGTGCGCCCATAGGTCTGATTGTCGGGCGGCTCCTCGACCCCCGCCCCATGCGCCTCGAGGTACTCGAGGGTCACCGCCTCCATCGGCTCGACCGGATCGCGCGCCAGGTAGACCGGACCCGCGAAGGTGGCTGAGAGATCGACGCCCGAAATCTGCAGCGCAGCGTCGAGCACGGCGCCCGCGCCATCGAGATGGTTGATGACGAAATTCGGCGGCGAGCTCCCATCGTTGAGCGAGACTTGCCAGTAGAGCGAGCTCACCGTCGCCGGCACGCCGGTGATGACAATGCCGTCGACGATCGAGGGCCCGCCGGTCGTAGAGCAACCTTCAGTCTGATCCCAGTCGTTCGACGGCGGCAGCGGGTTGGGCGCCCACGTCGGCGGCTTAGCAGGAGGTCCGGGGATCCATTGATCGTTCAACCAAAGCTCCTCACTCGAGTTCGCTTCAGTCGTGAACCGCTCGCCTTCGAGCGCAGCCAGGCGGCGTTGAGGTCGTCAATCCGCTTGTCGACCTGCGCCCCCATCAAGAGCGCCTGCTGCTCTTCGCCAACCGCATGCAGATCGGCGTGCATCAACGCAGCGAAGAGGTACAATGACGGATAGTTGGTGTAGACCCAGCTCGAGCCCGTGGTCGCGAACACCGGCACCTGCTGGAAATAATTCATCTGGAACAGCGTGCCCTCGATCGGGTCGGGCGCGCCGCCGAAATAGATCGTCAACCCCTCGATCGTGTAGGTTAGCCAGGTCGAATTGAAATTCTGCACATAAGTACCGGAATAAGGCGTCGCCGGGATGCGAAAGAACTCGTCCCGCGGCTTGTAAGTGATCGGAATCCAGCCGGTCGGCGTGGCGTCGTTCGCCATCAAGATGAGATCCGTCTCGAGCCAATCGCTCGGCAACGGCGCGCAGCCGCAGGTGACCGTGTTTTGCGTGGTTGCGATCATTTGCCCGATGCGCAAACGTGAATTGAGCTTCTCTTCAGCCATCGAAACGAAGCTGGCGACCAACGCCTGCGACCAATCCTGGCGATTGGCCCAATCGGCGATCTGCGTGCAAAAAGTATCGTAATCGCTCATTGCGCCCCTCCCTGCCAATATTGAAGAGCGCCCTGCATTTGATCAGGCGTAATCCCTCCTTGCTGCCGATTTTGAGTGGCGGCGTACATTTGCGCCGGCGTGAACGGCGTTCCGATAGACGGGCTGTCATTGTGCGGACTCCAGCCGGCTGGGCCAGGGGCGATCGGCTGGTGGGGATCGATGTACGGCAGAGTGAGTGAAGGCGGCGAACCAGGCCTGGCCGGCGTCTGCCGCCACCCCTGCTGGGGCGGTGGGGCGAAGTAACGATTAAACGATGCAGAATAAGCCCCGGTGTCGGCGCCAACTGGATCAACAATATCGCCAATGTTCAGCATGGGATCGAGCTGTATCTGAGGATATTGAAAGGGGTCTCGCTGCGCCTGCGCCTGCGCATCAGCGAAACTCTGGCCGACAGCGCCCGTTCGCCGATCCTCGATATTCCGCGATGTCGGCAGCGGCTGGTAATTCATCCCAAACGCCGACCCATGCGAAGCTGGATGCTGCACTGGCTGCGGCGGTAGATTGCCGAAGATCCAATCCTGCCAGCCTGCCATCACATCCTCCCCATCGCCCAGAGGATCAGAACGACGATGAGGATGAGGACAATCAGCCCATTGACGCTGTGGCCAAGCCCATAGCCAGGCCGCCACGGCGCGCCCTGATAGAACATCGGGCCGACCCCACCGAGCAGCACGATGATCAGAACAATGACGAGGACAAGAGCGAGCGGGCTCATTCAGGCGGCCTCCCTCGACTGAGCCAATAGGCGACCACGGCGCCAAAGGCGGCGACCAGGCCGCCGATCGCGCCCGAAGTGATCTCGTCGGTCGGAATGGTGAACAAGGCGCAGAAGGTGACGAGCCCCAAGAAGGCTAGGATCACCAACAGCGAAACGGTCAGCGTGCCGCCGGTCTTGTCGAACTTGCTGGCGGCGATGACCAAAACCACCGTCAAAACAACAGCAATCACTAGCCCTATAGACGCCGGATAATCCATGATCCGCGGCGTTGGCGGCGGAATGACCAGATCGGACGCAGCCATTCATCAGCTCGGCTCCGGCATAGGAGCCCCAGCAGGCAGGCCGGGAAGCTCGGCCTCCACCATCGGAGCGGCGGCCGGAATCTGTTTGAGGGCTTTCTTAAATTTCCAATAATATCCCGCTATTAAATCGGCCTTATCGGTGCCGTTGACGATTCGGCGCGCGTTGACGGGATCCTCGATCCCCTTCGCCTTGGAGAAATATTTCGGCAGGCCGACGCCGGTGAACCAGCCGTGAATCATGCCGTCGTAGCTGACCAGCGCCGAGGTCTGGGGGTGCAGCATTTTGTGCGCCTCGGGATGGATATTGGCGTCGACGCCGTAACGTTCTTTGAGGAATTTCTGACCGTTTTTGTAGTTCTCCTCCCAAGTCAGCTGAACATGCCCGCGACCGTAGTAGCACTGGCCATGTGGGCCGGCGGGCTTGCCGTAAGACTTGCCCGCGCCCTTGCCGTATTCCTCGATCGGCTGCATCGTCTCGGCCGTTTCGTGGAAAAAGGTCGCCAGCGCGTAGGCGAGCCACATCGTCCCATCATTCGGATTGTTCTGCTCGAAATGCTGCTCCCACGTTTCGAGCAGATAATTTTGGCCATCGACCTGGGATTGCGTGAGGTTGCCTCGAAAGAGATCTTTCCTCACCGTATCAAAGTAAAATTTCCGGTCGTACGGCATCAGACCCTCCCCTGCCAGATCCGCCAGGGCGTCGCCTCTGGGCCGTTGAGCCAGATCTTGAAGGCGTCTTCGTCGTGATAGACGCCGCGATGGATGAGATCCTCGACAACGAATTTCGGCAGGCGCGCCACGAGCTTGTTGACGCCGTGACGCATCGTTTCTCGGTCGCGCGCGATGCCGTCCAGGATCGGCTCGATGTCCGTAGCTGTTTTCACGTGAAACACATCGGGCTGATCTGTGTCGTAGATCAGCGTTCTCGTGACCCCGTCGCGGGCTTCGTATTTTCTGCGTTGCTCTCCCAATTTTACCTCACCCATGTTAGAGTGAGCGAGGAGAAGCAATTATGCGTTTCGTCGACAAAACAGGCCGCCGATATGGTCATCTGATTGTTCTTCGCCTTTCCCACATGCACGAAGGTAGATCGTATTGGCTCGTCCGCTGTGACTGCGGAGACGAACGTTCTATCAAGGGAGGAGAACTGACTGCGGGGCAACAAACCAGTTGCGGTAAATGCTCTCGCCGCGACCCTAACCGGCCACGAAAACGAAAACACGGACATCGCCTGAAAAAAGCGACGCCGACCTACTATAGCTGGCAAGCCATGCGACAACGCTGTCTTAACCCAAAAGCCCACGCAGCTGAGCGTTACCACGGTCGAGGAATTACGGTTTGCGACCGCTGGCATAGCTTCACCAACTTCCTTGCCGATATGGGTGAAAGACCACCCAGACGAACACTCGACCGTATCAATAACGAAGGTAATTATGAGCCCGGAAATTGTCGCTGGGCGACAAGATCCGAGCAAAGCTTAAATAGACGCCCCACAATAAAAAGTAGTGGGGATTAGAAAGAAGAAACTACGGAGCGGGAGGCGCTTGCGCAATGCCATTGAACAAAATGTGGGCGAGTCCATTGCGTGTTTCCACGCCCCATTCGACTACAATCATCCTCGTTTCTGCGTCGCCTGTTCTTGCCATTAAGTATTGTCTGAACGCTCTGAAGTACCCAAGAGCTGCATAGTCTGGATCTAAAAGCAAACCAACGTCAGGAGGAACCCAACGACTTGGGATACACTTGACGCGCCCGAAGTCAGTAGCAATTACGTCTACAGTAGAAACGACTTCAGTTTTCCCGACTAGAACTTGAGTAGTCGATCTACCAACAAAGGTGCTGACGGTTCTCTTCGGCCCGGGCGGCACCACCCATAGCGACGGCGACGCGCCGTTGGTGTAGGCAAGCTGCATCGCATTACCCAACATGTCCTCGGTCAATGCAACCGGAGTGCCGGGCGCAGGGAAGTTGGCGTATTGGGTCGCCGGCAGCGTGCCAGGAGTGTCGGGCGACACAGCGCCGCCAGGGCCCGTGCCGCCCTTACCGACCGCAGTGGCGATGGCGTGCGTCAGCGATTCGGTGACCCGCGCCGTGGTGCCGTCGACGCCATCATTGCGCGCCTGGCGCGAGCACAACGCCGTCTCCATGTCGCTTTTGAGCACCTTGCTGGCCATGGCCATCTGGTGCGCCATTTCCGACGACTTGCCCGCAGCGTCGGATTCCTCTTGCGACCCTGACACGGTCGCATCGCGCTCGGAGATCTGAGTCGCGTTCTGCATCCGAATCGTCGGCTGAGCCGGCGAATTGGCGAGAACGAAACCTTCGACTTGGGCGTTGGTCGGGTTAACAACAGGTAAGAATTCGGTCTGCCAGTCGAAAAACCTGTTCTTGACGTTGCGCCTACGAATAGCTGACATCACCGGCGTATCGAAGGGATCAATATTGTAGATCGCGTTCGACAAGTCTTCTCTATTGCCCACCGCCATATAGGTGGTGAAGGCATTCGTAACCTTTGCCATGGGAAACTCCCGTTAGAGTAGCCTACGAAACACTTCGGCGGTCGCGTCTAGCGATCCGCTGCTCGCCTGTCGGCGTAATGCTTCGTCGAGCCCTCTCCGTTGCCCATTCCCATTGAGGGGTGTAGCGGCGCCGGGAGTTAACGTTCGACCTTTGCCTGGAATGACAGCCCTTGGTCTGGCCGCCATCATCCGATCATACCTGCTCGCCTTTAGTAATACGGTCAACATACGTGGATCGTATACTGTGGCGACTTCATACTCGCTGAAACCAGCATTCGCCGCGGTGCGCCGCATCGATTGCAGGTGCTTCTTCAGCGTCGGTTCGTCAGGAATCTTGTTGTCCATGACGAATTTCGAGAAGCCTTTTACTGCGTAATCCTGAACCTGTCGATCACGCTCCTGTTGCGCCTGGATCTCCCTCTCGGCCCGTGCTTGGCGAGAGGCCGCAAGCTTGCTGTAAATTGTCTGAAAGATCTTTTGCTGAGCATGCGCGCCGGCCGGGTCCACTGCGAACAACTGATCCCAATTGGGCTCGGCCGGGAGCATGTTGGCGACGTCCTCCTCATAATCGCGCCGCGCTTTGTCCCACTGACCCCAGCTTTGTTGCAGATAACCCTGGTTTTGTTGCAACTCCTGGCTGACCTGGTTGAGGTGAGCCAGGCGCTTGTGGAAAGTCGCCTCGCGACTGTAACCCCGCAAAGCCTCCTCGACGGTGACGTGGAACGTCTCGCCATCCGCGGTTACCTCGAATCTTTCGGCCTGGGCGTCGCGCTCGGATTCCCCTTCGGGCACTCGCTCGTCGCCCTGGGCCTGGGTGAGCTCGTCTGACCGCGGAAGGTCGTCGGTTTCGGCGGCGATGGCCCAGAAGTCTTCCGGCTCATCCTCGGCTCCTGGGTGTCTGTCGTCGGCGGCGGCATCATTGCGCTCCGCTTCATTGGCGCGACGTCGTTCGCCACTCGACCGCCCATCTTCGGCGGACGCGCGGCGGGATCGTGATGAACCTTCGCCGTCTTCCCTCTCCCGTACTCGGCCATCTGCGATATCCCTTTCCAGCGCGCGCAGCCTCGGATTGTCGCCACCGTCGCGCGTGTCTCCGGTGAGCGGATCCCCCTCGAGGGGCCGAGGGGTGAACATCGGTTCCGGCTTAGAAGTCTCGTTAACAGGCTTGCCGCGCCGATCGACCGGCGTGGATTGCGGCGCAACCTCGTTCGAAAACGCGGCTACCGCTTCGTCGTATCCCTCAGGAGGCATGTGCATTCCTCTTCGCCGCCATCGTTTGGGTGGCGATCAAACTGTCGAGCATGCGGGGAAGCGCCTCGAGCACGATCAATTGGGCGCGCAATCTTTTCGTCCCATCATCGTCGGTCTTGGGATCTAAAAGTTCGCCGTACCACTGCGCCTTCAGCGTCGCGCAGGCGACGGCGAATGCCCGATTGTCCTTCAATCCCTGCGCCTCTCGGGCGAGTTCCTTGATGACCTGAGCGTCCTGAGCCTTGATGTCGTTCATGGCCGCGGCCTCGGTTTCATCTTGGCCAACTGCTGCTGATTAGCCAGCGTCGCACCAGTGATCGCCGCCTCATGGCCGCGATCGAGCGCGTTCTCCTGACTGTCGTGCTCGTGATCAGCGTCGGCAGTCAGCGCGCCGGCGACAATCTGCGCCCCCTTGACCGCGTGCCCGGTCATCGCCTGGTGATGGCGCGCCGCCATGTCGGTCATCGCCTGAACGTGCTGCGAACCGATCTGGTGCATCTTCTGCATGTGCTGGGTGGCGATCTGGGCCGCGTGCAACTGCGCCTGGTTTACAGCCTGCTGATGCTGCCGGGCGCTATCGTCGGCGGTCTGCTGTTGATCCCCGATGGCGAGCTGATTCTCGGTGTCAGCCTGGTCACTGTCGGATTGGCTCTTCATCAGCGTGGCGCCGAGCTGCCCAAGCTTGGCGATGTGGTCGACATGCGCCTTGTGAGCGTCGACTTGCAGTTTGCCCATTTCGTAGTCGGTCTTGGCGACGAGCTCCTGGTGCCGGAGCGTCTGCTCGGAGAGCAGTTTCTTGGTGTCGAAGTTCTGCTGGCCGGCGGCCTTGGCGGCCTCCATCCGGACCTTCTCCATCTGCGCCTGCGCAGCGATGAGATTGGGGTCCGGCGGCTTCGGCGCATTGGTGATCGCCATTATCTGCTGCGGCGTCGGGGTCTTGAAGTAGCGGCCGACGTTTTTGACATTGGCCAGCGCCAGCATATCGGTAATGGTGTTCAAGAGCTCCGGAATGCCGCACACCGGATTGGAAAGGCCATAAGTTTGGACGATCAGCTGCTGATCCTGCTTGATCTGATTGAGCGCGAGCATGCGCGTCAAATCGCTGCCCTTGCCCAAGTTCGCATTGACCTCGACCGCCATCGAAGCGTCGAAGGTGCCAGTGTCATAAGGGATGTATTTGCCGCGGATCTTGAGCGTACGCTGCTGATTGGGGTTCTCGCAGATCTCGTTGTACAATCCGCTGAACAAGTCCTTGAAGCCGGTTTCGCAGAGGACGCGCGCCACCAATTCAATCCGTTCTTGCGCGCCGTTGATGACCGCCTCCACCCCGATCATAGTGCTCGACTGCAACGCCTTTGGGTCCAAGCCCTTAGCGGCATCGCTCAAGCCCGTGCGCCGCTGCAGAGTCTCGTTGAGCATCTGCAAAACGGGCAGCGCCTGCTGACCGAGGAATGGGGTGTTGGTGAACAGAACCGTCTCGGACGGATTGCCGCGGCTCCGGATGAGCGCGCCTAGATCGTCGTTAAGCGCGTCATCGACGGTCACCATGAGCTCGTTGATGACCGTCTTCGGATTGATCGCTTCCGCCGCGCTGTCGAGAATGGCGCGGGTCATATTGGTTTTTATTCTCTGGATGTCTTCCGTATAATCAGCCAGAGAGTCGCCAACAATCGTGTGACTCACCGGATCGCAGGAGAAGAGCGCAAACTTGATCCGGTTAGCTTCCTCGTCAGCGACGATCTGCTGATCGGCGCCCATGGTGCAGATGTAGCGGAGCTCGGGCGTCCCATCGCCGTCCTTGTCGATCTTGATGTACCATTCGCCATACATCACACCGTCGCCAATCCGGGTGCCCATGAAGCGGGCCGGATTGCGCAGTTGCGGCTCGACGGTGAACGAGCTCTCCGAGGTCTGAATATGCTCGAGGCAGAGATCGCGGTCGTAGCCCATCGAAATCAGCTGATCGACCGGGACGATGCGTTCGTGGCCAACGATGCGAGAGTCCCTGAAGGTTCTCGCATAGCGATCGAGCCGCATTTCCTCTGGCGGCACCCCGGCGACTTTTATGATTGGTTTCGAGACTTCGAACTCGATCACGCAATGATCGAACACCGGCGGGGGAGGCTGGGTTAACGATGGGGGCAGCGGAGGCGGCGGCGCACCCGCCATCGGGCCAGGCGGCGGCTGCGGCCCAGTCGCTTGGCCAGCGGCCCCTGGAACCGGCCCCGGAGGAGGAGCCCCTGCTCGAGGGGGCGCTGGCCCAGTTGGCGCGGGAGACGGCATCCCGGCTGTGGGCGCGGGCCCCTGCGCCGCTCCGGTGGGAGGAACGGGTGGCGGCGCAGGGGGCGCTGCCCCTGGCGGGGGAGCAGTCGGAATCTGAGGCGGGGGCTGTTTAATCGGCTTACCGATAGAAACCAACTTGGCGTTTGGCTCCTCGGACAGCATCAACTGGATCTGATCGGCGGTGACGTTAAGAAACGTCTTGCGTCTCATTTCACGATGGTCGTCAGTCCACCATTTCACAAAGCCGGTTTTTACTGTGAGAGCGTCTTTGATCGCGCCGTATAGGATCAAAAAACCAGGATTGTCGTTCCAGAATGTGTAATTGACGTAATCGGTGCCTTGCTCGGCAGTGTCGACCTCTTCCTGGGTCCGCGGCACAAGAAAGACCGGGCTCTCCGAAGCGCCGAAAAGTCTGATCAAGCTTGGCACCATCATCATCACCGCATCGCGCACGTCGGTAGAGACGTAAGTCGAGCGATTCGGTGAGTTGGTGGTGTCCTTGTTTAAAATTTCGCCCAGTGTGGCGTTAGGATCCTCGCCGATATAGGGCTGGCCGGGATTATAAGGGCCGATCCAGGGCTCATAGCCGTAGTAATACAGCTGAGCGTTCTGGCGATCGATGGCGAGGAAAGAGTTTTCATAATCCTTGGAGTCGCTCATCATCGAGCGAACGTATTGCTTATAGCTCTCCGGATCCTTCGGATCGTAGGCGCTGGTCGACGGCGCCGTCTGGTCTTTGAAAGTGATAGAACAGCCGTTCCACTGTTCGCCTCCCTTCTACTTCTTCGACCAGCGAACCGCATTGGCGGCTCGCGAGCGCGAACGCTTCACTTCGAGAGGAATATTTTCCGCACCGCGCCGGATCCTGTCCGAGCGCACATCAGCGGGGATGTCAGCCGCATTTTCGCGCGCCGTTGCCCAGCGCAAATGCTCGCCGTTCACGCAGAGGCCGCCAATGCAGCCGTTGGGCGTGTCATGGGCGGCGTGATGTTTCGGAGTAAGAGGCGGCCCATGCGCCTCTTCGCAAACGACGCGCGGAACCCGCACGACTTTGCCGTTCCAGCCTACAGTTCCCTGCAAAGATTTGGGATTGCCAGCGAGCGCCGCGATCCAGCGATAGCACTCGCCATCCTCGACCCACTTGTCTCGGTGCCGTTCAAGTAGGTTGAAAATCACTTAGTCGATCCACCCTCAGATCGACCCCCGCGCGCTGGGTCTAGCAGCGCGCGGTTCTTTTGTGAAGATTACCGCTGCGGCGTCGGACGCGGCGGCGGTCGACCACCAACCCCTCCAGCTGGCGGCTGGCCCGGCGGACGCGGCAACGGCTGACCAGGCTGCGGCGGACGACCTTGAACCGGCGGCCGAGGCAAGCCCTGTCCCGGCTGCGGTGGACGCTGACCTGGCCGCGGCGGTTGGACTTCGGGATGCTCAGGGCTTTCCTCGCCCTCGCCCGGCAAGCCTTGATCGGGATAACCGCCCGAACCCTCAGGCACGTCGACCACGATATAGCGCATGACGTGATGGCCGGTCGAAGAGATGAGCGCCGCTAGCACCAGCGCCTTGCCTTCGGGAATACCAGCATCCGGGGGCAACGGCGGCCAGATAGTGCCTGGAGGCGGGTCGGTCGGCGGCAGCGGCTGACCCGCGACCGGCGGCAAGCCGACATCCGGATGTTCAGGATCGAGCGGCCAAACCGGCAGCTGACCGGCCTCCTCGTCGCCACCATCGGGCCCCTCGACGCCATAGCCGGGATCGACCGGACGGCCAGGACGAGAAGGCAGGTGCCCCGGATGGCCGGGGGCGCCCGGATGGCCAGGCAAGCCTTGACCAGGGCGAGGCGGCCGGCCAGGCAGTCCTTGGTCAGGGTGCGACCCCTGATCGATCGGCGTGATGTAGGCTAGAAATCCTTGCGCCATGCGTTCCTCCAGAGTGAGTGACGACTTCGTGGTTACGCCACATTTGTGACAGGCTCAACGGCGCGCGCGACGTGTCTCCCAAGCTTTGCGCCGATCTTCACTCCGCTGCTCCAGGGTTCGCGAAGCTGCAGCCTTGCGCCCACGCGCCTTGTGCTGCTCCAAAGTCTGAGCCGCAGCGGCCTTCAACTGACGCTCACGGCGCTTGTTTGGCGGGGTGTCGAGTTGATTCTCACTCTGAGACGCCCAACGCAAGTGACCGTCGTTGACGCAAATCCTGCCTACGCACCCATTCGGCGTATTGTGCGCGGCTTGATGTTTGGAAGTCGGAGGAGGCCCGTTCGCCTCCTCGCAAACGATGCGGCTGGCGCTTTTCATCGAGCCCTTATGCTTGACTTGGGCATAACCGTTGCGGGTCGCCGCCGCGATCCAGATGTAGCAACCCGTGTTGGGCTCCGGAAACCACTTATCTTCGTGATTGGCGAGGAAGCTCATTGAGTTTTTCCAATTCCTCGTCACAAGCCCGCGCGTGACGGGCGACTACCGCCCATTCCTCGCGGCCACGCGAATGTTCTTCGGCAATCGTAGCCAACAAACGCACCAAGAGCCACGGCTCGTCCATGCCGGCGTGCATGTCGAGCGATTCTAGATCGCTGGCGGGGTGAGGTTTGCCTCGAAGTGCTTGCACGCTTGAGCCTGGTGCGGGACTTCTGGCAGTTTGCCTGTGCTCATAAGCAGCGCCTTCCGGCACAGGGCTGGTTTCAGCAGGCCCGCGTTCGTCCGTTCGCCCTTCGGGTTCAGCCAATAGACGCACTCCCGACATGTGTTGCTGGTGTCGACGCGGGCAAAATGGGCTTGCCCCGGTTTGGTCATGATGTAGGAGACGTTCTCCTCGGTCAAATGTTCCGAGCCGACCATGATCCGCGACCGCCAATAACCGCTTGCGCCATCCTACCCGCCAGCGACGCTGGCGTTCAACATTAGACAAGGCCACGAATTCGCCTCCGGAGGCGCTGACCAGAATGCCGCATCGAAGAGACGAGGGCTATCCCCACACAGCCTGTCCGGAAAGCGTCCGCCGCGTCTTCGGCTTCGTCGGCGACGGCGACGCCGGATTTGCCGCGCCGGTAGGAACGGAGGCGAGCGAGACCGCGGCGCGTCGCCGTCTCGTCGAACCAGGAGACCCCGAGCACGCCGCGGGTGGCGGTGATGCCGTCCTCGGTGTTGTGGTTGGGAACGGTGAGGACCGGCTCGGCGAGGAGGCCGAACAATTCATGCTTGCGGCTATGTCCCGTCGTGAGCTCGCGCACCTCTACGTCATGGGGCAGAAGATGTGCGCGGAAGCGATAGCCGCCGGCGCGGGCCTTGAGGTGGAGCAAGTCGGTATAGTGGCTGAGCTTCTTGCCCACGCCTTCGATATAATCGATCCAGTGGACCTCGCGGCCGGCGAGTTGGAACAGCCAAACGCATTGCAGATGCCGGATGCCTAAATCCCAGGCGGTGATGACGTCGGTGTTGAGGTCGGGGCTGACTTTGCAGATGCGGCCGGCGAGCTGCAGATCGTTGAGGCTTTCGGCGTAATAGGCGCCCTCGACCGGAGCGTCGAACGAATTCAGCATTTCGCGCGCGAACTCATCGACGCTCATGTCCTTGCGCATCTCCTCGACCTCTTCGAGCGAGAGGGCGTCGGTTCCGGTGTCGGTGATCTTGATGTCGAAAATGTCCCAATCAGGATCGTCTTCCGCCTTGAGCTTGAGCTTGTGGAAGTGATCGTCGCCCGCACTCGTGCCGCTGACAATGGCAAAACCTCGATAGTCAGCCAGGCATGGTCGGACGACCGAGGTGAAAGCTTGCTGAGCAAGCAGAGGATATTCATCGAGGACTGCGCCATCGAGGTAAATTCCGCGCATACGCTCGTAAGCCAGGGCCCCGCCGTAAAGTCGGATTGTAGCTCCTCCAGGAAAAATGACGGTGAGTTCGCCTTCGAGATGGCGGACGCCGGGAATATTGGCGGTGTATGTTTTAAGGTATTGCCAGACGAGGTCTTTGGTTTGGTCAAAGCTTGGTCCAATATAAGCGTAGCGTGGTGGTGGGGTTAATCTTTTATTTTCAAGCGCAGCAGCGATTAGAGCGTTAGCTAACGCCACAGTTTTCCCTGCTCTTCGATGACAGACTGCAAATTTCCAACGCTTATGACTTTGGTGCAACGGAACAAAGTGCCTGCGAGGCTTGTAGGGGAGGACAATTTCTTCCGCATCGTCCATCAAAATTTCTTCCAACTCGACCGGGCGCGCACCTGTTTGATGCAGGAGATTGTGACGCCGAGCCGCGCGGCGAAAGCGGCGGCGTTGAAGCGGGCGTATCGCGGCGCGGCGCGGATTTCAGCGACATCGGCCGCCGAGAGGATCTGTTTATGATGGCGGCCCTTACCCTGTTTGTCGTGCATATTGTCGCCATCGGTCCCGAGGAACAGATGATCGGGGTTCACGCAGCCTGGATTATCGCAACGGTGTAGAACCTGCAGGCCTTCGGGGATCGGGCCGCGAAACTTGGTCCAGGCGACCCGATGCGCCCGCTCCGGAACGCCATCGCCGCGATTGATCTGCCCATAGCCCTTCGGTTGGGTCGAGCCGGTCCACAGCCAACAGCCGGGCCCACGCTCGAAATAACGCTCAAATCGCTCCTCAACCGGCGTTGTCCGACGTTTCTTCCTCATGGGTGTTATTTATAACATCGTCGGCGTCCGTGCGCCATCGGAAAACGATCGTCCGCTGGGTCGCGGACTGCGTGAGCGTGGCGCTGGACTGCGTATTAGCCGGCGGGGCGGGACTAAAAATATGCCCCATCGCAGCCCTGGATTGCATGATCTTGGTCGCCCCCCACTCCTGCCGCCGGGCGTCCTCGGCGTCGAGCGCCTCAATGTATTTCGAAAACGCCTTGACGACGACGAGATCGGCGCTCTCCTTAAAAACCCGCTGCAGCCGCGGCGAATGCGCGAGCATCCGATTGAGCCGAAACAACGGAACCTTCAAAAGCTCGGCCGCCCGCGGCAAATGCCCCTGAGCCAAATGAATGGCCGTCGCACACTCGTCCTGGTCAAGCAAAAGCGTGGGTGGCCGCTCGTCCCAGGGAAAATAGGGAAGCGGAGCAAATTCCTGATCATGCTCACGAACAAAATCAGGGTCGACCAGGGTCAAATGTGGTTTATCATCAGACATTTGTGAATAGTTTAGCACATCTCAAGTATTCATTTTATTTTTGTAATATACTTTATCTAACAGATCGGTTGGCCGGAGTCCCGGTCCCGATGCCTAAAGAGGGCCCCCATGGGGGAGGGTCCAGCGCGGCGTCAATAGGCGCCTGGCGTCGACCCTCCTATTGACGCCGGCTCGAGCTCGTTCTGGGTCGACTAGGTTATTTGCAATAATCTGGTCGATCATTCTAAGTCATTGATATTGCTGCACATATACGCAAAGTCCGGAATATGCGGACCTACAACGGACCCTACAGGCGCAATTTGTTTAGGACTACGAAGTTGACAATTGCTCGAGCTGCGCCTATGTTGATCGTGCGCGATGGTCGCGCTCGGAGAATGCCCACATGTCCCACAATCAAGCTGCAATGATCGAAGCCCACAAAGCCGGCCGCACGCTGGCCCGCAACGGCGAAAGCCGTGCCTACGTCAATGACGTGGCGCGTACGTTGCCAGTCGACGAAGCCGATGCGCTCTTGGCTGGCTATTATCGCGGCCTACGCGAGAAGGCCTATGCGCAAGCGACAAACTGCCTCCACAAGGCCTAAAACATCCTTGCGATAAACCAAAATAGCCCCGCCTTCGTGCGGGGTTTATTTTTGCCTCGATCGAGCTCGGCGCGGCGCTCAATGCAAGGTTTGCCTCCGAGCGGAAGCGAGGATTGTTACAGCTGTTAAGCCACGTTTATACCAAAAACGAGTTTTCAAATTATAATTTTCGAGCTGGTACAAACCCCCTCCTGGCGCTATAGCTCTTCAACTCTACATCTCCAATCCGTTGTGAACAGTGTTTCAACATCAAATCGAGTCCCGTGCGTAATGTTTCGACGTTTATGCAGAATTAATAGTTGTTATGTATCTAAACATGGGTTAACGGACATAGACGTCCTATGAACCAATGGACATACAACATGTCAGACGCTGCAAATCCCTTCGATTGGCGCGCCGCGGCCCTCGAATTAGCCACTAGCCAGCCCGAAACCGGAGGCCAAAAGTTAAGCTTTTTCGAACAATGCCAAGCCTTCGCAGCCTTAAAGAACAACATCGCGCCGCGTTATGTGGCGATCGCTTTCGGCATTAGCCGCATCGCCGTGTCGCAGCTGCATAACTGCCTTCACCCCGATAGCCGGCGCTATAACCGCGTCCGCGAGGAATTCGATCGCTGCAATTCGGAAGACGCCTTCCTGGCCAAATATTACGACCAAAACCTACATACCCGCATCGCACAAGCAAAATACGACGTCGACCAGGCGCGCCTCAAACGAATCCGCGGCGGTCCTAACCCAAACGCCGACTCGAAAGCCTTCAAAATGATCGGCGCCTTCGAAATCGTGGAAGGCGAATTCTGGCGCGTCGACTTCCTTCACCAAACCCCAATCAAAGGCTGGTACTTCGCCAATTGCCAAGCGGACGGCAAAAAACCAGAGATCGGCGGTTGGAACTGGCACGGTTTCGAAACCATCGCCTACGACGACGACTTTCGGCCCTTTCGCAAATCCGTCGACGCTTGGCGCGCGGCCTACAAATATTGCAACCACGAACCTCCGGCCGCCCGATGACATCCTACATTCCGCAAACCAAATTCGCCGGCCTGCCGAATCGATGGTTTGGCGCTTATCGCTACGAAACGCGCAAAGAAGCAGAAGACAACTTGGCCCACATCCGCGCTTATCGCGAAGACTTGATTGACACTCGCATCCTCGAAAGCCCCTATGGACCCTCGCGGAAAACGAGACGAAATAATTTATCTAACTAGTCCTTGTAGGACTACAAAGCTCATGCTATATACACCTCTATCGCGTCGCCACGGCGCGCAAAAAGAGGTGCTTTTTCAATGTCCAAACTGCAATTTCGGCGCTTTTTCAGCGTCGACAACCCAAAGGCCGTCAAGGCGCAAAAGCTCGGATGGCTCAACGCCATCAACTATATGGCCCCGCATCGTAGCGCTGGTGTTGGCGACTTGTGCGGCAACGCTTCGCCTGGCTGCATCGCCCTTTGCCTAGGGGAACATAGCGGTAATGCCGCGCTCTATCCCGCAGTGATGAATTCGCGCATCGCCAAGGCGCGCTACTTCATGCGCGATCGCCAAGCCTTCCTGGCGGAAATGGCGATTCATATCGCCAGCGCCCGGCGCCAAGCGCGCAAGGCCAAACTCAAGCTTTGCGTGCGTTTGAACGGCGCTACCGATATCGCGTGGGAAGGCCTTTCGCCCTCCACTTTCGCCGACAATCCGGACATTCAGTTCGTCGACTACACCAAAAGCCCGAAGCGCGCGCTAGCGCACGCCGCGGGCAAAATGCCGCGCAATTATCACCTCACTTTCTCCCACAGCGAAATCAACCAAGCCGATTGCTTGCGTGTGCTGGCCGCGGGCGGAACCGTCGCTGTCGTTTCATCGCTGGCCCGGCCGCAAACCTATCTTGGCGCGCCAGTCATTGATGGCGACGCATCCGATTTGCGCCACTTAGATCCGCCCGGCGTTGTCGTCTGGCTATCGCCTAAAGGCCTGAAGGCCAAGCGCGACACCTCCGGTTTCGTGGTTAGGTAAAACTACTCACAAAAATTAACATCACAGTCCTTGACTCCGGTCAAGGACAGTCCTATATCGTCAATCGCCACAACGAAAGGCGCCAATATGCTATCCGAAACAGCTAAAACCGCTCTGGCCCAATGCTACGCCGCGCGCGGCCCGCACAAAGGCCAGTTGCTCGCCCGTTGCCCCAATAGCCGCACGCTGGCCGCGGCGGCCTGGCAAGGCGCGATGATGGTCTGCAATCCTTATCGCGTTTCCATCGGCGCAATGCTGTTCATGACCGATGAACAACGCGCGGTGCGGGAAGAAATCACCGCACATTTTGAACGGTTGCCCAAGGATCATTTGATCCTTGCCGAGCGCAATCGCGAAGCTCTCGAAAACTTAGGGGTGTGGTGAAATGATGAAAATTCGAATCGTTTACAATCGCTTGCTTGGCGGATGGTTCATTGTCCGCGGCCCGCATCAAACGCCGCTTGGCGGCCGCTTCGCCACTAAGGCCAAAGCGCAAGCCCATCTGGAGGCGCGCCGATGAAAGACCATCGCGTCAAAGGCGTTGAAGCCGCAAGCCTCCACGATTCGTACACCTATTATTTTGGACCTAGAAAAATGTGGAAACCAATTGCGGGGTTTGAAGGCCTTTATGAAGTCTCAGATCAGGGCGAAGTACGTAACAAACGATTTAACCGCCCTGTGGTCACCTTTGTTGATCAGCGCGGTTATCAATGCGTCACGCTTTCCTCTGGAAAACTCAGAGCGCGGCGCAAGGTTCATCGTCTCGTTCTAGAGGCTTTTGTCGGTCCATGCCCCGAAGGAATGGTGACGCGCCACTATCCTGATCGGGATCAAACAAACAATCGTCTCGCCAACCTATCGTGGGCCACTGAAACCGTGAATCAGCAAGATCGCGTAGAGCACGGAACGCACATGCGAGGCGAGCGCAACAATAAAACCATTCTCACGGAAGAACAAGCGCGCGAAATTCTTGCAATCAAAAACTGGCCGCGCGGTTCGATTGTCGCAAAAGCTCAAGAATACAGAATCTCGCCCAGCGCAATTAGCAACCTTATCAGAGGCAAAAGCTGGGCGTGGTTACGCAACTAGAAAGGAGGTGATGCAGCCTCTGCCGGCGATGGCGCACCCTCGCAGCGCCGGCAGCGACGGTATCATCACCGAAAAAGAGAAAACAAAATGCCACACAAAAACCAGGCCTACACCGAAGCTTTTCGCGACGGTATGCGAGCCGCGCTAACCCTCACACGGGAGCACGTCAACGCCTATGCGCGCAAATTGCCCGTGCGCGAGGGCGATGCTTTCCTTGCCGGCTATTATGCCGAATTGCGCCGTTTGAGGGCGGCATGAAAGTCACATCCGCCGACATCGCGGCCTCGATTCGCGCCACTTGCGCTCAGATCGCCAGCGCCATGCTCACTTACGAGAAATGCCCCGTGGGCGGCCGAGTCCGCAACGACTTGGTTGCATCCGTCGACCAGCTGCACGAACGCCTGGGCCATCTCCTGGCCTGCCTGGTGCGCAAGCACGCGGAGGAGCAATGAACCACTGGCAAAAACAATTCGGCGCCCGCCGGCGCGAGATAGATCGCAAGATCCTGGCCGAGGCAGAGGCGGCTATAGGCCTCGAAGAAAAATCCGGGCCTCAGACAGCCAAAAACGAAACACCCCCCTCAGCGGCCTCCGTAGAGGCTCCTGAGCTTATTAACGAGGAAGCTCTGCGGATCGCACGCGCTTTCGGCCGGCCGATCATATGAATCTGAATCAGCTCTTGGCGCAGATCGTGCGCGCCGCGGAATGGCAACTCATGCGCCGCTCGCCGACCTGGGCCCTCGTCGCCCTCGTGCTCGGCGCGTTCGCCCTGGCGATCTTAAGAAGCCACTGACTTGCAAAAAGGACCGTAAAGGTAATATAACGCCGATGACTATGAACCAGGACTACCAGACTTTGATTTACAGAACCCGACGCCGCTCTCGCGATGACGGTCTGACCCCCGAAGAGCGAATCGCGATCAACGTTTTTTGGCGCGATGGCGTGAGGATTCCGATCCTCGCCAAAGTCTTCAAAGTGTCGAAAAACACCATCTATTACAAAGCCCTTACGGGCGATGCGGACAGCTATCCGAATTCCAATCGCACCAATCTGGCCAAGGAGACCAACGCCTTGATCGAGCGACTGGGAATCGAAGAGGCGCGCGCACAGTTTGTGACTGAAAGGATGCAGCGCGCGGTCGAAGACGAGATGGCCCGCGAGGCGAAACGAAGAGTGAGAAAATAATGCCACTGACCATTAACGAACTACTCGACAAGGCGATCGAACACGCACGCCGGGTGCTGATTGGCGAGGAAGGGGCTTCGATGATCCCGACTTGGCATATTCAGACCCCGGAGAGCGAACCCGACATCATCGCCGGCACGCCATGGGGCGGCGACGATGAAAAAGAATTTGTCATCCTCGCCATGCGGCGTTTGCTCCGCGACAAGAAGGCCGAGAGCTACAGTTTCATGTCGGAGGCCTGGGTTGCGACTGAGGACGCTAACCACCCAATCGGGCTCATGCCGCGCGATCGCGAGGACCGGCGCGAGGTGGTGATGGTCAACGCCTACGATCGGCTCGGATTCGGCGCCATGCGCACCTACGAAATGAAGCGCAACGACAAGGGCATGGTCACCGATCTGGTCATGGACGAGCCGATGGAGGGCTTTTCCGGCCGCCTCGCCAACCTGTTCAAAGAGGATTCACACGCGGACTGATTTGTGATTCAAGCTTTGGATGACCTCAGAGCAGATCCGCAGTCGCAACGAAGCCATTAGGCGCGCTTGGGACGATCCTCTCAGGCGCGCGCTGATGCGAAAGCTCATGGGAGCGAAAGCCTATGCCAGACACGCGCAGCGCGGTCCAGACGGCCGTTTCCGAGCAAGTGATCAATGTCCTCCGAATGCAGGACAACGCCGCCCGGCGGGGCGCGCTGACGCTCTGGACGATCTACGACCATCCGAAGGATTATCCGCACGGGATTTGCGCCCGCCGGCATGAATCGCCCGGCGGCCCGACCGAGCACATGTTGGTGGGCGAGCTCGAGCAGCTGCGCGACACCTTTCGCGAGGCCGGCCTGGTCTGCGTCTGCCGATCGCCCAATGACGACGTCAAAATAGTCGAAACCTGGATTTAGGAGAGCGCCATGAAAACAGTTCTCGAGCTCAACAAGCCGGTCAAGACCCGCCAGCCGCGCGAGGTGACAATCACTCAGCTCAGGGCGGAAATCAAAGAACTGAAGGCCTGTAATCGCATCGTTCGCAAGGCGAACCTCAAGCTCATGGCCGAGCTCAGCGACGAGCGGGCGCACACGCGCGAGATGCTGAGGATAGCACGCGTAAGGTTGTTTCGCGCCTTTGAGCAGCACATGTGCACCTGCACGCCGACGCGCGCGGATTATTTGCGGCGTGAAGATCCTGGTTATTGATGACCCCGCGTGAAGCCGGCGCGATTGAGCTCGAAGAGCCAGATTGGCGAATCCGCTTCGAGGAGCACGTTCTTCGCTGGCCAAAATTGCCCGATTACCTGGCGCGAGACTCGGCCTTCGAGGCCACGATGTCCGACTGGCGGCGCTTTCATTTCACCCCGGTCGAAGTCGACGGCAAGCTCAAAAAACGGCCCGCGGGCGCGACTGAGGCGATTATCGCTTTGGCCAAGCTCGGGATCTTCCCGCCGCGCAGCTTACGCGAAGATATCCCGCGCGATGGCAAATGCCTCAAGCCGGATCTCGGCGACGATCATTGCTGGCTGCAGATCGCCGGCCGCGCCTGGCGCATCATCGCCATCGAGGACCGGATGCTGATCCTCGACTCTTTCGGCGAGGACAAGCAGATCAATCTGACCAGCGCGCGCTGGGAGAAATATGTGGAGGCCGCAACTACAGTCCTTGACGCCGCGCGAGGACCGTGATGTTTAAATAAGGTCGCTTGGCGGGATTCTATTTCGAATCCCCCACCGCTAGGCGACGTCGCGAGACTTGGGGAGGCTTCGGCCTCCCCTTTTTCGCCAAATGGGGCCCCCGATGCCACGCGAGGGCCCCGCGATGGTCCGCAAGGCTGAAGGTGCCAAAACAGCCTCGCAATTGATGTAATAGCGATATCCAGTTTTGTCCACAATGCGGTTTGACAGCGCGTTCGAAGGGGTCGAAACCTGTTCCTCTTTGGGTGCGCCGAATGCCTTGGGAAACAACCCAGCTCCAAAGATCCTTGACCATTGATTTCATAACCAAAAGACGGCTCAGAGCGCCGGTCATTTGGCTTCAGCCAGAGTCCCTTTCCCCGAAGCCGGATGATGCCCTCGCGACCCCCCAACTCGACACCAATTTAGAAGAATGGCGCTTGCAGAGCGACGAGCGCAATTTGGCCGTTCGACTGGCCGATGGATTCATCGAATTGCAACTCCAGGCGCCCGACGAGGTCTGGTTTATGCTGTTTGCGAGCCAACTCGACGCTCGAGCGTCGTTTGGGCCTCTAAACAAGCCGATCTCCTCGATCATCCTCAAGGTCGAGGATCCGACTACGATCGAGCGTTGGACCGATCGCTGGCCCCGCGGCTTTAAGGACAAAGCCGGCGCTTGGGTCGAAACCAAATTCACCTATTCGTCGCCGCCAACCAAGACCGCCAAGGCGATCTGGCGCGATTCGAAGCCTCTGCCCGGCTCGCGCTTCGGCGGCGATCTGATTGTCTGGCGACCGCACGGCAAACCGCCGGCGACCGATCTCGAGCTCGGCCTCGAGGATCTCGAGCCAAGACCTGTGCCTGCGACAAATATGGAATCCATTTGTCGTGCGATCGCTTTCGCCACGCTCGGCTATTGGGTTCAGACCTACCTCGACGGGCTCGAGGATTGGGATGTAAGCCTCACCCGCACGCTCGGCGGCTGGATTGCTCGCATCGTCCGTGAAGGCCAGGATATCAACGCGCGCGGCAAGAGCCTCGAGGGTTTGTGCTGGGCGCCGGTTGATTCTTCCGCTACCGTCAGCGAATTACTGACCTTTCTAGAGAGACTCGGCGCCAAGAAAGACCTTGGCGTCGCTTTTCTTCACGCCGAGGCCGCGCTCGAGCGCAATCCGACCGCGCCGGTGCCAGGCTGGGGCGCGCTCGAAACTCTGTTCAGCCCGCAAGCTAAGGTGGGGATTCGGCGGGCGTTTCGCGCCGGGCTCGACATCGACGCGATCGAGCAGATGTCGGATCAGTATATTTTCGACCGCACCGCGCACGAATATCTCGATCGCGATGAATTGCTCAAAGGGCTGACTTACGCTCACAAATTTGACGACCTGGTCGGGCGCCACCAGAACGAATCGATCGTCGTCGGCAAGAAGGCGCACAACCCTTTCCGCCTTTACGCCCAATCCTCGCTGCGCTCGGACGTCCAGCACCGCGAATTCCGCCCTGGCCATAGACCTGGATCCATCCTGCGCTACAGCCCGGTCCACGGGCTCCTCAATGGCGAGGACCAGCATCCAGACGAATACCGGCTCCTCAACGTCTTCCCAGGCTTCACCATTAAGCCGATCGCCACCGTCGACCCTACGATCATGGCGCGCGCGATCAGCATGCTCGACCGCATGCTCAGTTATCTGACGCAGGACAACGACGCGCAGATCAAATGGCTGAAACAGTTCAAGGCTCAGATCGCCCAGCACCCGGAGGTTAAACCCCAGGTTTGCCCGATCATCGTTGGCGGCCAGGGCATTGGCAAAAGCCAATATGGCGATAGCTTCATGCGCGCCATGTACGGCTCGATGGCCGGCAGCGCCGCGGCTGATCTGCTCTCCGACAACAAATTCGTCATCACCCCCTTCGTCGGCAAGTTGATCACTTTTATCGACGAAGTTCGACTCGAGTCGGCCGGCTCGATCAACACGATCAAGAAGATCGTCCGCGCTGAATATGTCTCGGGCCAATTCAAGCGCCAGGACCAGCGTGACTATTACATCCCATCACGGTTGATGATCGCCTCCAACTCGCCTGACATCGGCCTAACGCCCGCCGACGCCGCCGACCGGGCGTTTTTCTTTGTCATGAGCTGGACCGCCGAAAATAAGCGGATGACGGACACCGAGTTCCAGACCTGGGCCCTCACTCTCAAGCCTTTCTATAACGATCTGGTCGTGGCGCTCGAGAGCGTCGTTTTTCGCCAGCACTTGATGCGTTACTTCATGGATTTCGAGGTCACCCGCGCCGAGCTCGAGGATCTGCAACATTCCTCGCGCAACGACGTCAATGTGGTGCGCTCGACGATGTCCAAGGCGCGACAGGTAGCGCGCGACATTGTCGCCGACGCGCGCGTACTGCAGGGCAAGGACATCACCGCCTGGTTCTCCACCGCGATGCTGCGCGAAGCGATCTTTCGCGTCGATGGCCGGCGCACCAAGGTCGAAGTTTCTCAAGTGATTATGGAGTTTGAGCGCGCCGGCGTGGTCGAGACGGTGCGTGGCGATTTGCGCAAATTCAAGTTCAAATACGGCACCCTGCTCGAGAAAATGGGACAGGCTCACAACTTGCCAATCACCAACAATTGGGACTACTTTCCTGACGACTGGGGCGACAACGACGTGATGTCGTTAGAAGGCGGCGGGGAATGGCGGGGCAACAAGCAGCGAAAGCAGGGTCAGCGGCGTGGGCCCTACGATCCTGACGCCATGCCAGATGAGTAAATATGCCAAGCACGCCAGATTTAAGACGCCTGAGTATCGGGCTTGGGAGCAAATGAAAAGGCGCTGCAAACGCAATCCTAGATACATCGCCAAAGGTATTTCGCCGTGTGAACGCTGGCGTGATTCATTCCAAAACTTTTTCGCTGATATAGGACTGCGTCCTTCGCCAAAGCATACCCTTGAGCGTATCAAAAATGATCTTGGTTACTCTCCAGACAATTGTTGCTGGGCCACGCGCCTTGAGCAGTCGCGCAATAGAGAAAACACTTTATGGGTCATTTTTCGAGGCGTGAGGATGAGCGTTGTTGAGGTGGCGAAAATAACCGGCCTATCGAAAGGTACAATTTACGACCGACTTGAACGGGGGTTCTCGGATGAAGAAGCTTGCTCTTCTATTAACTATCGTGTTCGTCGTCGCGCCAAGTGAGGCCGACGCCTGTCATCGATTCTCGAAGTGGTCGTACCCCTGGCCACAGCGATGCTCAGTGGAGTCGTTTCGACTCCGGGTTCTTCCTTTACCCCCAGAACGAATCGAGATTGCGCTTCCGGCGCTCGAATGGGTCGAATGTCCACCGGGCGACGAGCGAATAGTGGGGATTGCGAAATTGCGCGCTTTGGAGGATGTTTCGCGCGAGCGATAGGAGGCCTTCATGGCAACCATCAAGCGCACGACCACCACGACTTACCGAGCTCCGCAGCGACCCGCGCCGCAGCCCGAGCAACCAATCTACGGACAAGACAGCCGGTTGCCTGACGAGCCGAGCACTTTGCCGGAGTATGCGCCCGACAACCAGTGGCCTGACAATCCGCCCGAAGCCGAGCAGATGCCGGTCAGCGACGTCGTGACAGTCGGCGAAGAGCAACTGCAACGCTCGCGCGAAATGCAGGAGATGGGCATCGCCAATTGGGTCGCGGCGCATGACGAGCGCGATCCCGATCAGCAACCCCAACAGGTCGCCGGGGTTACGCCCCTGGAACGCTGATGGCGGACGACGGTAGTTACTTCGACGAATTTGGGCAGGAAATCTTTCCGCCAGGGATGCGCATCAACGGCGTACCGCCGACCGCTACGGCGGCGCCGACGCCAGGAAGCGGGGATTGGACAACCATATCGCGCGGCGGGCCGATTGCGATCCGTACGCCAAACTCCTCTACTGGTGCGCCAGCCGTTCAAGCGCCGAGTGCTTCGCAGTACCAGCCGCCAGTGACCCAAACTCGCCCTGGCCTGCTGACTCCAAAATCAACAACCGGAGCGCCTGGGTATCAGGTTCCGACCGTCAACCCCATGACTTTGCCGGGCGTCGGCGGCGGCCTTATGACCGGGGTCGGCGCGCTAAACGCCCTTCCGACGCCGACGCCAGAGCAGATGAACAAGACCCTCAACAATCCGCCATTGGCGGATGATCCTTGGCTTGTGCATACCCTTTTTCCAAGCATTTTTGGTCCCGCCGGGCAGCCCACCCCACAGGCTCAGCCGCAAACCGCTCCTGCGCCGGTTACCCAACAAGGACCGAAGGCCGTTCCACCGGGCGGTGGTGGTGGCGGTTATGGCGGCGTTCCGCCGGGCGGGTTTGGCCCTCCACCGCTGCCGCCGTTCGTCCGTGGTCCGATTCCAGCCGCCATGCCGCAAGGGGCCGCGCCTCGCGCGCCACGAAGCTATAATCTCGGTTATGGGGGCGCCGGAACGCCAGCTGCAGGCGCAGCGCCGGCCGCGCCAAGTCCGATGTTCACCACCATCGATCGGCCGAACGCGGACATCGTCGGCGGGCCGACCCGGCCCGGCTATCTCTCCGCGGATCCGCATGAGCCTGGCGGTCCGGCGCGCATGGGCGCGCTCGACCTTTCCGGTCTTTTCAGCCGGGGCGCCGCGCCTCCTCCAGCTGGCGCGCTCGCGGCGCCAGGGGGCGCAGCGGCCGGAACTCCGAACATGAACAACGCCATGCTCGGAATGCAGCTGCAGAACGCCGGCATCCGCGGCGCGCGAGCGCCGATGGTTCAGCCCGCAGGCTTTTCGAACAAGAAGTTCTTCGGCAACCCGGCCAACTGGCAATATCCAAACATGCCGTTCTGAGGCAGTCCCATGAGCATGGATCGCGTCACTTTCGCCCATAAGCTCGACTTGCTTGTCGATCAAAATCCCTTCAGCCCATCGACCGTCACCGCCGCCCTGAATGCCGCCGTCACTGCGCTCGGCGGCGATACGACCACTTACGACACGACGCTGCAGCGCGCGCCGGCGGGGCTGATTCCAGGTCAGCGAACGAACAGCAAATTCACCAACGAGCTCGCGCTGCTCATCAATCGCGGCAAGGCCGGCAATCTAACCGTCGCGACGATGGCGAGTCTTCTCACTGCTGCGCGGCCAACGCCGCCGCCGACCAACACCGCGGCGCCGGTTGTGTCGATCACTGCCGGCACAGGCGTCGCGGGCGCGACGACGCTCGGTTGTTCGACCGGAACATGGACGGGTTCGCCGACCCTTACGCGTCAATGGTTGCGCGGGGCTGCGACAATCGCGGGCGCGACCGGGGCGACCTATGTCACTGTCGCGGGCGATGCGGCGACCAACATCTCTTGCCGGGTGGCTGGCACCAATGCCGGCGGCACGGTGGAGGTGACCTCTAACGCGATTGCGATCACCTGATGCCCCATATCCTCGATGAAGCTGTTAAACAGCTGAAAAAGAAAGGCTGGGGCACGAGTTCCGCCTATGCGATCGGCACCTCGACGCTGCAGAAGAGCGGCAGCTTGAAAAAGGGCACGAACAAGCCGACAGCGAAAGGGATCAAGCGCGGCGCCATGACGCGCGCTGAGCGACACAGGACCGCGCCATGAGCTTTGGTGAAAGCGCCGTTGGGATTTCCTTCAACCCGAGCGGCAGCAGCGAAGTCGACGAGTTTAAGCAGGTCGCGGCCAACTTCATCAACCTCTGCAATGATGCGCGCGAAGAGGCGACCAACCCCGAGGTCAAGCGCATGTACTCGCTCGCCATCACCGACATGCAAGTTGCGCAGATGTGGGCGGTGAAGGCTGCGACCTGGCGGGGTTAGTGCTAAACGCGCACGAAAAAGACGCGCTCAGATTTCAAATTGTCGAATTGGTCGAAGCCGACGAGCCGGAAGCGGTGATCGCGACACTCAAGCGCATCGCCGAGCAGATGACGATGCGGGCGATGCGCCAGGGCGATCGCGACGAAGCGAAGCGATGGGACGCGCTCGCCGAGCGGCTTAGCCGCGTCTAAGGAACATATCGTGGCGCGCCGGCACGCAATTGCAGAAGCCCTCATGCGCGCCCGCCAACTGCGAGCCAAGCTGATTGTGCTGCAGGCCAAGCATCTGCTGGATTCCTTGGCCATAGAAGTTTTGCTGCGCCAGCTGCGCCTGGTTGCATTGCGCCTGCGCCATCGCCATCAATTGCTGCGCCTGCAGATGCGCCTGCAAGCGCAAGCGCGTTTCCTCCGTAATCTGATGAACGCTAAAATCCGGTCCCGCCGGCCGCTGCTGATCCTCTCGCCCCTGGTATCGCTCGACCAACACGCGCAACTGATCGCGTTCTCGCCCCAAAACTACCGCGACCGTCTTCGCCTCTGTGAGTTGGCCTTCGAGATCATCGATCTTCGCCTGGAGACGGGTCATTTCGACGTCGGGGTTGACCAGCTTCGCGACGACGGCGCTGGTCATCAGAGCGAGAGTGGTCAAAATAGACATCGGGACAATCCCTTTCTCACTTGACTTCGTCTTTTATTGTCACATATTCAGTCCTCGAACCTCCATAGCAGGTTCCACTCAGAGGACTAAACGATGCTACGATTCAAAACCCAAATTGCCGCCGACTACGCCGGCCAGAAGCTCGACAGCCTGTTGGAACGGGCGACGCAAGACACCAACGAAGTGGTCGAGCACAACGATATTCCCACTGCTGTCGCCTATTTTGCCGAGTTGCGCGACACCGTCAAGGCGCTATCCGAAAAGATGGCGGCGCTGCAAAAGCATGTGGAGGGGCTTTCGTATGAGCTCCTGCCCACGATGTTTCAGAACCAGAACGTCAAGACAATCAAGATCAAGGATGTCGGCCGAGTGTCGATCAACGATCGCTGGTCAGCTTCGATCCTCAACAAGGAAGCCGGGCTCGGCTGGCTGCGTGGATCCGGCAACGAAGGCCTGATCATCGAGACAGTCAACGCCCAGACGCTGGGCGCGTTCGCCAAGGACGAAGTCAAGGCCGGCCGATCGCTGCCGGATGACATTTTTAAGGTCAGCGCCACGCCTTATGTGTCGATCACGAAGGCGTGAAATGAATTTCGAGAAGCCCCGCTATCGCCTCAAGGAAGGGATGTATCGCATCATGACCACCGATATCACCAAGCCTGAATCCTCCTCGGTCCCGGACTGGATGCGCAAGGCCTCGACCGGGGCTTCCTTCGGCAACATCGACGCCTCCGATCTCAAACCGCCGCGGCTCATGGTCCTCGCCGGCCAAAGCCCGGCGGTGATGAACGGCACGCCAGGCGCGAATCCAGGGAATTTCTGGATCTCGATCCTCAACCTCAACCTCGGCCAGTCGGTCACCGGGACGCCGATTCTGCTGCGCAAGACCTATCAGCTCTGGGCCCCCAAAGTTGCTGGTTCAGAGCAGAAGGGACCGCTCGCGTCGGCCTCGGACGGGATCCATTGGGATCAGCCGAACCAAACCTTCAAGGTCAAATTCCCGCCTTCAATGGGCGGCGGTGAATATCAATGGAAGATCTTGAAGACCGTCTTCGAAAACAGGATGCATAAATTCGGTTCATCGCAGCCCGACGATCCAGGAAGCAAGCCAGCGGCCACGCTGACCTACGACGTGCTGTGGCTGATCGATCTGCCGAATGGTCAGAAGCAACTCTGCGTCTTCACCAACGCGCGCACCGGCGTGACGCCGACTCAAAACTTCATCTCGACTACGCGCGCGATCGGCGTCGATCAGTATTTCCAACGGTACAGGATCGTCGTGCAGCGCAAGACCGGGCCAACCGGCGATCCCTATTTCACCTATGAATATCAGTATGTTGGCAATCTGCAGACCGAAGAGGAGGGCAAGTTCACCCGCTCGCTCTACGACCAATATTCGAAGTCCGGATTTGTCACCGATTTCGAAGGCGAGGCCGACGACATCAATACCGAGCGGCGCACTGAAGGAACGGCGCGCGACTTCACCGACAAAATGGAGGACGGCGAAGAGATTCCATTTTGACGCCAAAGGGTGCCCCAATGCCACAAATGAGTCCAGAGAACTACGTCAAGGTTACGGCGATCGTTAACCATGGGGTGATCAAGCTCGCCCTGCTCGACGCTTTCCCAGAGCTTTCGCGAAAAAAGCAGGAAGAGATGATGGTCGAGATCATCGGTCTGATGGCGCGCCGATGCGGTTGCGAGATCCGGTGGCTCAAGTTCGAAGAGGCGGATGGTGAGTAGAGGATTGAAGATTTGTAGAGGCTGTAAACAAAAACAGCCTGTCGAAAATTTCTATGTCAACACGAGAATGCGGGATGGGCATCTCTCATATTGCAAAAACTGCGTCAGGATAAAAGCGCGCGAATGGCGAGACGCTCACCCAGACATCGTAAAAGCCAAACGTAAAGCTTACGCAGAAGCGCATCCAGGCTTGATGAAGGAAGTAAAAAAAACTTGGAACAGGCGCAATCCAGAGAAGGTCAGGGCTAAAAGTTTAGCTCAACATATTCCATGTCCAAACGTCTGTGAGCGTTGCGGTGAAACACGTTCATTGCATCGACATCACCCAGATTACGATAAGCCCCGTGAAGTTATATTCGTTTGTCAACCGTGCCATGTTTCAATTCACAAGGAGGCGCGGTTTTGAAGTTCGTCACACTGGGTCGCAACAAGCAAGAGATCGAAATCCCGGAAACTTGGGCTGAGAGCGAGAAGATGATCGTCGAGGCGCTTGGTCCTTATTACGATGAGCGCGGTCGCAATGTCCTGCGTTTATCGATCGCCGCGCGCGTCGCTTACGGCATGCTTGGCGAGAAGACGATGGCTCCCGATCCGACTACCGCGCTCCTGTACCTCTTGCAAAGGATCTGCATTCGCAAGGGCGCCGGGCTTGTCTGATGACGCCGCAACGTCTCGCCAAGATCCGTGCGCTGGCTACGGATATGCGCGGCGACCCGGCGACGCGCATGGTCGCGCTCGAGATCCTGCGCCGTTACGAGAAGGTCGAAGAGCCAGCGTTTTACGACGTCAAGGACGAGCCGCAAAACCCGGCCAATCCGCGGATGCGGAATTCGGACGAGTACGAACGCTATCGATTCATGAGCCTCCGGGATTGGAGGCGCAGCGCCGCTGGCAATCCCGTTCATGTTTTCACTCTCAAGGGGCGTCCTTATCGAGTGACCCTGTTCAAACACAAGAAGACGCCAACCTGGGGCTGGCTGCGGGTCGACTTGAGGACCGACGAGGAGATCTGGTCTGGCCGATTCTCAACCATAGAAGAGGCGCACAAAGCGGCATGGACGAGTCTGATGACGGCCTGACCTACCCTTACGCGATCACCATGAACGAGGTCTTAGAGATCGTGGTCGAACACATCGACAAGGTGCTCAACACCGACGATATGGTAAAACAAGGGGTTCATCTGAAGATGGCGTCGCGGGCTATGCGCTGCGCCCTCGAGATCTACGGCGACTGGTCCGCCAACAGGGCGCCTAAAGAGGAAGCGAAATGAAGAACACCTATAGCGCAACTATCAAGATGCAGAATGCCGAGCAGCTGGCTCGGTTCATCGAGGAAATCGGGCCTCTGGTCGAGAGCGTTCTCATCACCACCACGCCGGTCGAGGGGACCGCCGCTCCGGGACGCCCGGCGCGCGGCTCAAAGGTCAACGATACGATCGTCGCCGCGTTGCAGCTCGGTCCCTTGGGCGTCAAGGAACTGAAGGAAGCCCTTGAGCATAACGATCTGGCGGCAGGCTCGCTCTCGACCGGCCTCGCCATGCTGCAGAAGAGCCGGGTCGTCGAACGCGTCGGCGACGGCCTCTATGGACTCGTGGGCGGCATTCAGCGAGCGGCGGAATAAATGCTCGACCAGACCAAGCAATTCACCAGGACTCTGCCTGCGCTGATCCGGCCTCATGGCGAAAAGCACGGTCTGATCGTCGCGCCCAACGATTTCCTGGTCGCCTACGATCCGGTGACCGGGCGCATCGTCGTCACCTTTCTCGTCGAGCCGATGATGCCGATTAAGCAGGCGGCCGAGTAGTGGATGAAGCGACCAGAAAACGCGAGCTCGTCAGGGAGATCAACGCCCTCTCTGGCGGGTACGCGCGGCGGTGGGAGGACCGCTGGGCGACCGGGTTGCTTGATCTGGTGATGAAGCTACCCGGTCATCCCATCGTCTGGGGTGAAGGCAAGATAGTTGACGGCAACCTTTTCGCTCCGACCGAGCGTCAATGGCACGAAGGCAACCGCATCCGGGCCGCCGGCATGACCGCGGTCCTGATCGGCTGGAAGGCGCGCAACATGTTTGTAAGTCCATGGGTCAAGCAGGCTGACGTCCGCACCTGCTTCTACGGCAATGGGCAGTGGGTCGGCGTGCTGCTCGAATATCTAAAGGGAACAAAATGAACTTCGACGACGGCCTTTTCGAAGACATGAGCGCACTCGCTCAGGGACTCAAATTCGCATTCCGGCGCGGGAAAAACTGGGAGACGTTGCCGCCAGAAAGCAAGGAGGCGCTGGAGCTGATCGCATCGAGCCTCGCTCAGATCCTGGCCGGCAATCCGAGCGACGCCAGACGCTGGGTCGACATCGCTACGCTGGCCAATCTTCGCAGCAAGGCGTTGGAGAGTTCGCTGGAGAAGAGCGTTGCTCAGACGGCCCAGGCGCGGGTCGATCTTTTTAAGGCTACGCCGCGCGTCCGCGCCGTCGACGAGCTCGGTGACGCATGAAGCTGCCTGAGATCCTAGCGCGCTGTGAAGCCGCTTTCGCGCAGTTGGCCCCAATGCGCGGTCAGCTCGAGGACTGCCCTGACGAAACCGCCTTGGAGCTTGGCCGCGCACTCGGCGCCGTGCATCGAGCGAAGGCGCTGGTCGAGCGCGATCTCAAATGGCAGCGAGAGCAGGAGGCGGCCGATGAGTAAAGGCTTCACGTACAAAAGCTACTCGTTCGTCGACAAGGATCCGATCATCGACGAGGTGAGGACGGTCGTCGGGCAAACGACCTATAAGCAGATCGAAGAGGATTCCGGCGTTACTTCTTCGACGTTGCGCGCTTGGTTCTCAGGCACGACGCGCCGGCCCCAAGCGGCCACAATCAACGCCGTCTTGCGCTGCCTTGGTTACAAGCTTGCTCCCGTTCCTTTCGAAAGCGCCACGATCGTTCAGCCCACACCAGCGCGTTCTATGGGCCACGTCGTCCGCATGGCGAAGATCCGAAGGGCGAAATGATCTGGGACATCATAAACATCGTCTCGATTTGGGCCTGCGCCCTCAGCGCGGGCGCCTGCGCAATCGCGATCAACCGGGTCATTCTCGTGATGCGGCGAACCACCGTCGAAACGAAACTGGCGTTGGACGCTCTCAACGAGGCCTACAGAGAGAGCTGGGAGATCGTCCACGCTGACCTCGATCTCTTCAATCGCCGGATCACTGAACTGGAGAGCCGCCTATGAATTGGTTCCCCATCCTGCTCGGCCTCATCGCCTTCGTCTGCGTGTGCTTGCCCTGCCCTCCGATCCGGGAGTGGCTCGACGACATGGACAGGGAACCCAGCGATGACTGTTAAATTTAAAATCGGTTTCACCATCGGCGCTGACACGCTCTTCGGTCTGATGTCGAAGATGCTGCCGATCGAGAATCTCGAGGTCGAAGAGATCAGGCCTAAACCGACGTTGGCTGAGCGCGCGATCCACAAGATTACGCACAAACCCAAGCCTCAAATTCGTAAGCACGCCTCACCAGGCCCGAATCTGGAAAAGGGCATCAACGGCGTCATCATGGCGGCGCTTTCAGACGGACCCAAGCGCGCGGCCGAACTGCGACCCAAAGTCATAGCCGCCGGCTTCTCGGCGAATTCGGTCACTTCGCGGCTCGAGGAATTGCGCAAATACGGCGTGCTCGAGCGCAACAATGAAGGGCTGTGGCGCAAATGCCAGAAGTAAAGAAATACAAGAAAGATGGATCGTTCACGAAGATATGGCTTCGATATAGTGAAGAAGCAAGATGGATTGAAGAACGGCGAAAAATAGATGAAGCCGAAGACAAGTGGTATTTTGATCATGATATACGTCAACCATTGGGGTGGAGAGATATGACATGGCCACAACGAGATCGGCATATAGAGGAGCAAAAACGTGAAAAACTTTCTTCTGAACTTACTAACTGTGTTTATTGCGACAGACCAGTTGGAGCTAAAAGACAAAACTACTTCAGGCGATGGAACCAATTTGTACACAGAAATCCAATAGGAACGCATCGTCTGGATCGTAAACTAGAAAAAGAAACCATCTTCGAGTATCGCCGAATTTGTTTTGGCTGCGCCAACACCGAATACGCTATAGGCCAGGCGACCATTGCCTGCGAAGCCGCGCTAGTGGCGTTAAAGAGAGAAATTCGTGCCCAAGCTTACTGAAACCCTCAAGGACACTCACGATCTGCGCCGGCTCCTGCTTGTCAGCCTGGATCAGCTCGTTAACAAAGAGATCACGCCCAACGAGGCGCGGGCGCGCGCCTGGCTGGTGCGGGAGGTGCTCGACACTATGCGGCTCGAAATGATCGCCGCCAGGACTGGGCTTGGAGTTTACGCGCCAGTTGAGCTGTTGCCGAAGATCGTTTCAGGAACCAAGACATGAGCAAGCTCGACCCGGTCCAGATCGCCGCGCTCGACTTCGCCCGCGACAAGCCGGGCGTCGGCTGGTTCCTACAGCAGGGGCTGGGCAAGACACTGTGCGCGCTGACCGAATACTCGTGGTATCAAGGCCTCGGTCAGGCTGACCAAATGATCGTCGTCACCCCTAATACTTTCAAGCAGGGCTGGATCGACGAGATCGAGAAGCATGGTTTCAGCTTCAACGCCCATGTCTTTCGCTCCTCAAAAAAAGAGGAGGCGCAATGGTTTCTTAGCCGCCAGGGCCATAATTCGCCGCCGATCCTGATCATCAACTACGAGGCGATCCGAATGCCGGCGGTCTTGACCCGGATCGTCAAGTGGGCGGCGATCGGCAAGACATATCTGGCGATCGACGAATCGATTCAGATCAAAGGGCACCGATCCCAGCAAACCAAAGCGATTCATCGCCTGGCGGCAGTCTGCCGCTGGAAGCGATTGCTGACCGGCCGCCCGCAAACCCAAGGCCCGCATGATCTTTGGGGGCAACTCAGAGCCATCGACCTGTTCACTGATCGCAACTTCTACGCCTTCCGCGGCGCCTTCTGCGTCATGGGCGGTTGGCAGAACAAGGAGGTGATCCGGGAGAAGAACGCCAACGTGCTCGCCCGCATCATGGCCCCGGCGGTGTTCCAGGCCAAGAAGGCGGATTGGCTTCCGGATTTGCCGCGCAAGGATCCAACCATCCGCGATTATCAGATGTCGACCGAACAGCTGCGCCAATACAATCAGATGGAGCACCAGTTCCTAGTCGAGATCGAACGCGGGGTCGTCACAGTCGACGTCGCGATCGCTAAATACGAAAAGCTGGCTCAGATCCAAACAGGGTTCGTCTATGACGCATTCGGTGAGGTCCACGAGCTCGTACACCCGAGCGAGAATCCCCGGCTCAAACTGCTCCATCAACTCCTCGACGAGGAGGTCGAGGGCAAGGTCTGCGTCGTCTACCGTCATCGGCCGGTTTTCGATCTCCTGTTCAAGGCGCTGAAGGACTACAATCCAGCCTGGATCCGGGGCCGGATGAACCCGGAGGACGTCGAAGAGCAGAAGTTCAGATTCAACAACGACCCCCGCTGCCGGATCATCCTGCTGCAGGCCGAAGCCAGTAAGTATGGCCACACCCTGCTTGGCGACGTCAATGTCGAGGAGGACAAGTGCCGCACCATGATCTTCTTCGAAAACAGCTACTCGGCCGACACTCGCGACCAGGTCGAAGACCGGATTCACCGCCGCGGCCAGACGGGCGAGTACGTTTCGTACATTGACCTTTCTGGCTCGGCGCTCGACCGTCGCATCGTCAAGGCGCTGCAGCGCAAAGAGCGACTGTATCAGAGCGTATTCAAGAACCTCAAAGCCACGGCGCCGGCGGCATGAACTTCGGCCTCGCAGTGATCATCATCGTTGCGATGATCGGCTCGTATCTCTGGGGCTACCGGGACGGGGTCAAATATTGCGTGCGGCAAATGCGACCGCTGGGCGACATGGCCAAAGATCTGGCTGACCGCCTCAGAGAGCGAAAACGTGACTGACGATTGTCGCATATTCGTGCGATGAAGGGTTGGGCAATTGGAAAGGGACAAGAATGCGTAAAATCCTACTAACCACTACCATGCTCGCGGCGCTTACGCTGCCAGCGCGGGCGACGCTGCAAATCGAAGTGTTCGATAACGGCGCGCTGATCGACAACGTCACCGGGATCACCACCGGCGCCGCGTCGCTCACCGCCAACGACGCCAACTTCGCCAACATCACCATCGCCGCGCAGGGTAGCCCGATCCTGCCCAACGCCGACCTCTCGAGCGTCACGCTCGACGCCAGCGCAGCGGCGGGCTTTACCGGCTCGCACATTCTGACGGTCGATGTCCTGCAAAGCGCGATCAGCGGGCGCGGCGGCACGCTCTCGACCTTCACTGTCAACGGGCTCACCAACGATCCCGGTCCAACCACCGAGTCGACCTTCGCCGATGGCGGGTTGCTGGCTTCGCACACCTTCCCGGTGACGCTGCTCGACGGCTCCTTCGGCCCGGTGGCGGCGGCGGCCGGAACGTTCAGTTCGGACGAGACGCAATTCGCCGTCGACTTCACCGCGCCGCGTCAGTCATTTGGCGGCTCGATCCAATTGACGACCGGCGTGCCCGAGCCTTCCACTTGGGCGATGTTGGCGCTAGGCTTCGGGCTCATGGGGTTATTGGGCTTCCGAAGAAGGAACGCGCTGGTCTGAGGCAGGCGCATACCCCCTACCTGCCAGAGGTTCCCTGTTTTTTGGCCCCCGCCACTTCAGGGACCGTGTCAGGCCGACGCCAGGGAGAGCGGGGATTACCTCGCTCTCCCGCAGTTCACAAAAAGGAATGCCACAATGACAATGATACCCTTCGCCGCGATGATCTTTTTTGGCTGTCTTGCCGCGTATTACTGGCTCACCGATCAATAGGCGCTGCCCAGCATGATGTTTTTGATCGCGTCGCCCACCTCGGGGCCGGGCTGCGCGCCTGAGAGTTGCTGTCCGGTCAATTGTGGATAGGCCTGTTGGTAGGCCTTAAGCAATTGAGTCTTGTCATAGCCTTTTAGCGCCTTGTTGATCGCTGGCTTGGCGAACAAATAACCGAGTCCTTCACCGATAAACTCGCCGGGCCAGCCCGCCATCATGCCGCCAGCCGCGCCGATCGCATGCGCGCCCATGTGACCCAACGCCCAGCTGAGTTTGCTGGTCGAATCCTGGCTCTTTTGGTACAAATCAGTCAGGGTCTTATAGTTTTGAAGAGCGTCCGGACCCTGATAGTATTTTTCGGCTTCGGTCAGCGGCGCCTGGCCCACCGACGCGCCCACACTCTCTCTCCGCTGCCACTCGGCCAGGTTCTGCGCCATCATGTACTGCTGATGCGCAGTCTGCGCCTGCTGCAGCGTCTGCGCCGCCTCGCCCGGCGCATGATCGGTGATCGGGTTGGCGTTGGTGAGCAGATCGGAGAGATTGCTGGCGGTCTGCCCGGCGAGCAGTTTATCGCCATTGCTCGCGCTAGGAGAGCCGCTGACCGACTTCAGATTTGTCATGTAGTCGGCGATGTCGTTAGCGGTGTTGCCGCCGCTCTGGATCGCGTCGCGCTGCTTGGCGAGCATGCTCTCCATACCCGAAGTGACATCAGCCCCCATACCGGGCGTCAGCGTCGCGCTGGTGTGGGCGTTGAGCACGTCGTCGGGATTGAAGGCGATGTTCTTGAGCGGCGCATAGGCCTCGTCACGCAGCTGTTTGGTCTTAGCGATCGCCGCTACCGGGTCGATGCTGCCGGGTGTTGCGCCCAATTTCGCCACGCCCTTGCCAATGCCGCCGGCCACGCCGCCCAACACCCCGCCAGTCGCCGCGCCGGTGACGGTCGAACTCGGGTCGAAATTGCTGCCAAAGCCGGAGCTCAGACCGCCCGCCATGGCGCCCTCGGCCACGCCGGCGGCGATCGGGCCGCCGGTCACCGTCGCAGCCGCCGGGCCGAGAAGCTTGCCGGGGCCGACCGCATAGGCGCCGATCTCAGCCGGATAGCGAATGGCCGCGGGCACGCTCTGCCGCGCCGCTTCGGTCTGCGCTTGCTGGGTCTGCAGCGAAGGCATGCCGGGAACTTTGGAATAGAGCCAGTCAGCCCCGCCGAGCGTGAGCGCGTTCTCGAGCGTCCTGCCGATCCCGCTCATCTTGGACGAAGCGTCGGTCTGCGCGGGCGCCGCTTTGGCCCCGGTATCGAACTGGTCGAATGGGTTGCCGCCGCTTGCGTGGGCCGAATCGAACTGGTCGAATGGATTGGCCATTATTGCCCCAAGGCGGCCTTCGACGCGCCTGCTCCATATTTGGCGTCGAACTGCGCCGCCAGATTGGGATTAGCCTTCAGATAGGCGACCGCGGAGGACGGGGCGCCGCCGCCCTTCGGCGGGTTGCTCGCCCATTGCCCGCCATGGCCAGCGTAGAGGTCGCCGCCGGGCAGATAGGCCGAGTTCACCAAAGGCTTCGGATTGTTGGGGTCGCTCGTGTCCCATTTCATGGCGTCGGGGATTTCGTCGATCCGGCCGGCCGCGCCGAGGGTGTTGACGTAGCTCTTGTTCAGCTGATTCTGGAACTGGCCGAATTGACTCATGTAGCCTTCTGGCGACTGGGTGAAATTGGTCAGCGGACTTAAAGCCTCGCGCAAGTTCTTCACCTCAGTCCCGGTGCGTCTTGATCCCGTGCTCTGGAAGGCTTCGCCATAAACCTGATTGTTGAGAGTCTTCATCTTCATCAGGGCGTCCTGCTCGGGCTGGGTCAGCGCCGCCGCGGTCATCAAATCCTTAGCCGTCGAGATCCAGCCAGGATCTTTTTCATCCATATTCATCAACTTGATCGCCGCGCCTTTCTTCCACTGGCTGGATAGAATGTTTTGCATTACCGGCGTCGTGCCGTCCGTATCGACCGCGTTTTTGATCTGATCGGCGCTGGCCCGCATCACGTCGAGCTGAGACAGCATGTCGGGCGCTTTCTGCTGCGCCTCGAGCAGATCTTTCTGCTTGGTCTCCGCGCCCTGCTTAGCGATGTCGATGTTCGCCGCGCCTTGAGCCTGGATGTATTTCTCCTTCGCATCCGGCGGCAGCGCAGCCCAAGTGGCCGGATCGAGCCCCTGCGGCGCCGGGATGTTCTGCATCCGCTGCAGGTTCTGCAGCATGATCAGATTGCCGAGCTGCGCGCCGGGATCGGCGCCCTGGCGCTGCGAACCCATAATCGCGTTGGCCATCGAGGGGGTCGAGAAGGCCGCCGCCATTAAGTTGAGCCCGTGGTCGATCTCGTTCGCCGAACGGTTCCTCTGCTCCATTTGCAGGTACAAGGACGCCAGATCCGGCGGCGATTGGGTAGCCGCGGTCGGCGGCAGGCCTTGCTGCCCTGGTGGAGGGGGTGGAGGCGTATTTGGAGGAGGCCCGCCAGGAGCCATCTGTGGGGCTCCTGGACTAACCTGCGCGCCCCTTTGCTCGGCTGGAGTAGCTGGAGTGATCTGTGGGCCGCTTGCGGGGGCGCCCAGAGGAAAACGCTGCCCCGGCGCGACTTCAGGAGTCCGAAGTGGAGGCGCTGGCCCCACCTGACCCGGCGATGGCTGCATATAGCCAGTTCGCTGCACCGGCGGCGCATTGGGCGCCGGCTGCGGCGCTGGGTTCATCGCCGAGGCGAGCTGTGAATACGGATTCCCATACATCAGGTTGAGAAGCTCAGCGCCGATCATGCCGAAGCTCCCTTCTGCGCCTGCAGTTGGTTCAAGGTATTGAAGAACCCGGTGTTGCTATAGCCGCCGGGGATCGATGTTCCGCCGCCCGGATGCGCGGCCAAGAAGGCCGATAGGACCGAGGGCTGCGGCGCGCCGGTCTGGGACGTCCCAGGCTGCATCACCGCGCCGGGCGTGGTCACCTTTCCAGGGTTCGAAAGCGCGTCGAGATAGGCCTGGCGCATGTTGTAGGGGTTGGTGGGCGCGGCTGGCGCTGCGGCCGAGGCCGAAGGTTGACTGGCCATCTGGTTGAAACCGGACCCGCCGACGTTCATCAGGGCGAGCGCCGTCGAAGCCTGTGGGTTGGCCCCGCTCGGATTGCTGCCGGAAGCGACGAAATTATTTCCGGACGGCATCATCGCCAAGCCAGAGGCATATTGAGCCATAGGGCCACTGGCGGCGTTCCGCTGGGCTGGGGTCAGGGCTTGCCATTGTTGCGGGGTCATCCCGCCGCGCGGCTGCGCCACCGCCGTGTTCTGGCCTTGCGGAATATTGACGCCGGAGAATGGATTCGCCGTGCTAGCGACTGCGCCCGAAGTGTTCAAAGTCGTGCCCGGCGGGTTGGCGGCGCTCCAGGCGTTGGAAGCGTTCTGGGTGTCGGTGAAGCTCTGAATCGGCTGGCCCGAAGCGTTGGTCGGCGCGCCATAGAAGCCGGCCATCGGGATCTGGCCAGTGTATTGGAGATAGGGATTCGGACCCGTGAGCCCCTGCAAGCCGAGCATGTTCTGATAGTCGGCAAGCGGATCATCGCCACTAGCCATATAACGCTCCTGTGGAATTCAACGTGGTGCCCGGCGTTGGCGCCGCTGTCGCCATCGGCATCGTCTGGCCGCCCTGATAGCTCATGGTCGAGCCCAGGTTTGGCGCGCCTCGAGCGCCCTGCAGGCCGCCCATCTGCCGCGTCGCCATCATCAGTTGCGGGGCGAGCGCGGCGATCTGCGCCTGGCGCGCGTTGCCCATCGAGGCCGCGGCCTGCTGCCCCTCGAGGTTCATCGGCGGCGGCGCGGAATCGCCCCCGCCTCCAGCGAAAGTCGACTGTAGATTATCCATCGTGGATTTGGTTCCAGGCCCGCCGGTCGGCGCGCTGAGCGCCGCGAGCGCCATGCCGACGTTCGCCGGCTGTGCGGCTGCGGGCGCGGTTGTCGCTGCGCCTGTGTTGGGAGTCGCTGCGCCAATCTTCCCGGCGGTGTTGGCCACATATTGCGCCACTGTATTGTGGCCGTCGCTCGAATTTCTGATCCAGGGCGTCGGCGAGCCCGGCGGGGCGACATTGCCGGGACCAGAAAAATAAGCGACCGCCCAGCGCGCCGGGTCATTCGGCCAGCGCGTAGCGTAATCCTGCATGATCCGATTATGGATCGCGACATTGTCGGCGGGATTGCTGAGACTCTCGCCTGGCCGCATGTACGGCTTGGCGGTCGCTGGCATGATTTGTCCCGGCCCGACCGCGCCGGCATAGCTGGTGGGGTTCTTCAGGTTGGTCGAAGTCGAGCCGCTCTCATGATGGAGAATGGCTCCCGAAGTCGCAGCGACAAGCGCCGGCGACGAAGGCATTGGCGACGGCGCATAGGTGGTCGAAGTCGCCGGCGCAGGGGGAGTCGGCGTGACCGGGCGAGCCGGCGGCGCAGATCCTCCAAGAGGCGAAGGTTGATAGGCGTCGTCAGCCACCGAGGGCCCCTATGATTGGAGCTCCCGGCGCACGCAGTTTCGCGTTTGAAGCCAAGATCCCGCGCGAGGGCGGGGTGGCGTTAGGCGACAGGGCTCCTCCGGGCTGGGGG